CAGGCGGTAAAGCGATTATCACTTCAACGCCTAACAGTGACGAAGATCAATTTGCTAACATATGGAAAGAAGCAAACTACAAATTTGACGAATTTGGCAACGAACAAAAATTAGGACGCAACGGATTTTTTCCGTTCCGTGCATACTGGAACGAGCACCCGGATCGTGATGAAGTATGGGCCAATGAAGAACGTAGTCGTATTGGTGAAGAGCGTTTCCGTCGAGAACACGATTGCGAATTCTTAGTATTTGATGAAACATTAATTAACAGTATTTGTCTTGCAGGCATGGAGGGTGATGAGCCTTATATGAAAATGGGTCAAGCACGTTGGTATAAGAAAGTTAATCCAATGAGCACATATCTACTAGCACTAGACCCTAGTTTAGGTACAGGTGGTGACCCTGCTGCTATTCAAATTTTAGAAATTCCTAGCTTTGAACAAGTAGGTGAGTGGCAACATAATCTAACTACTGTACAAGGGCAGGTGCGTATACTTAGAGATTTGTGTAACTTTATTAACGATGAATGTGCTAACAAAGGTGTGCAGGCAAGCATATATTATTCAGTAGAAAACAACAATATTGGCGAAGCGGCACTAGTTGCTATTGAAGAAATTGGAGAAGAAAGTATCCCGGGATTGTTTTTAAGCGAACCTATTAAGAAAGGACATGTGCGCCGGTTCCGTAAGGGATTTAACACTACAAATTCTAGCAAAATCAATGCATGTGCTAAATTAAAACATCTAGTAGAAAGCAAAAGATTCCGTGTTAGATCTAAACCTCTAATTAGCGAATTAAAAGGATATATTGCAAAAGGTGTTAGTTTTGAAGCTAAAGTAGGGCTGCATGACGACTTAGTAAGTGCTACGTTACTGGTTATACGCATGGCTTTAATGTTACAAGAATGGGATCCTGCAATTTACGATAAAATGCGGGAAGAGCGCGAGGACGAATTCCTAATGCCAATGCCTATCTATATATCTAATTACTAATAAATAACACATATGAAAGCTATTCAAATAATCTCCCAAGACTTGTTCGATAAAGTCCGCAGTCGTTTCCAAAATTTGGAAATGGGCGACGAAACAGGTGCTGTAACCATTGATCCTGCAGAGGCAAGATTCTTTGATTTTGACTTTATTAACGAAGGTGTAAATCTAGGCCGTGTGAGCATTAGCCTAAACGATCTAGGTAGTCTTAAAATATACTACAGTCAAGGCATTACAGAAAATCAAGATGATCCTGCAAAAGGTATGTGGTACGATTTTCTAAAAGAAATGAGACTGTTTGCAATGCGTAGATTGCTACGTTTTGATACACGCGATATTGCTAAAACAAATTTAGATAAAAATGATTTTCAACATCTTGCAGCAACGCAAGGTACTAAGGAAGAACCCGAAATGAATACTATGAACGAAACTAAAAAAATTAGAAAAGGTGTATCAGAAAACACTGGTCGTGAACTGACAAATACTCCACGTGATCGGTTGATATCGAGAATGAGTCCTAGTATTGATAATACCGCATTGATGCAAAAAGTTGGAAAAGTAGTGAATAGTCCAGAATTCAATAGTGATACTATTTTAAAAATAGTAGATGCTGGAGATTCTATAACACATCCCGTTGGACGTTATATCCAAAAAGAATTTGATGAACTACAATACGACCTAGGTAGACAATATGAGGATCATCCCGAAGAAATTGCTGAAAGACTACTATCAATGTTAAAAGATAGAACACAGCAACATATGGGAGAAGGTCTGCAAGAAAGCCGATGGAACCAAAGAAGTTCTAAAAAAACTAGCCGCGCTGTAAAAGGTGCCACAGAAGTTATTGTTAGACACCACAGTCCAGTAGATGAAATGTATCCAGGCGCACGTAGCCAGAAGAAAAACATCAAGGCAATTTACATTCAAAATAGAGACGGTGAAAGATTTAAATATCCGTTCATTCATCCAGCTGGCGCATTTGCCATGGCTCAGCACGTTGACCACGGTGGCGTTCCACACGATCCAGCCGGCAAGGCAATTGTACGTATGAGTGAACAGATTGCCCAATTACAAGAATTCAGCAGACAAGTACAACACACTCAATTACATGATGATGCAATGGGCATTAAAGAAAGGGCCGTAGGCCGACTACAAGAATTAAAAGCACAAATTGAATCATTGAGCAAGCGTCATCATTATGAAGCATGGACAGCAAGTTTTGTAGAACAAGATGAAACACTAATGGCAGATCTAGATCCTGTCACTATGGAAACATACAAGGCAAAATTTACAGAAACAAATTTCAAAGAAGATCTAGCAGCATTTTTTCCTCTAATTCACAGCATTATGCAAGAAGCCAATGCTGTTGATCTTGAAGATTTTGTTAATGAAGGAACTTGTTCCAAATGCGATTGCTCGCCGTGCGAATGCAACGACGACGATAAAGAAGTCAAGGAAAGTGTATTTGACGAATTTACAGAATGGGCAGAAGCGGTTGAGCAAGGTAAACTAACCGATGATCAAATTCAATCTTTAAAGCAGGCAATGGATGAATTGCCTAACGGTGAGATAGAACTGGGTGTAGACGGTCAAACCGCATGGCAATTCTTCAGCAGCTTTGGTTTAGAAGATAGCGACCTCGAAGCAAAATTAAAAGGTGCGTTTGACTTAGATCCTACAACTGATCCTATCGAAGTATTACAAGTGTGGGCGCAGGAAAGTTACCCAGAGTTGTTAGTGGCATTAGGACTAACTGGTGCTGCGCCTCAAGAGCCAGCAGCAGAAATGCCGCCTGTAGACGCTCCTGCTCCAGAACAACCTCCTGTTGCAGAAGGCAAAGATCCTAAGGCAATGGTACAAGAAGTTGCTAAGATTGTTAAGAGTTTTTACAATCGTGACAATCCAGAAGTTGGACCATTCCGTGGCGGTGAAGGCATTGCATTAGATGTTGAAAAACAAATCAGTGAAAAGTTTGGAGAGCAAGCTGGACAACAGGCAAGACAAATGGCTGAACAATTTATGGAAAAACTAACTATGGAATGGCAACAGCGTCACGGCACACCAGTTAATGGCGATGACGGATTGGCAAGATTAAAAGAACTAGTGGGAAACATCAAGGCAAAAGTTGAAGGTAGAGATAGTCATCAAGCTTCTACAACAATGAAGCACGTTGATGCCAGCAATGCCTCTGACACGGAAAAAGCAGCAATTAGACAAGCATCTAAAGATATCAAACCAGGTGTTAAAGGTTACAGTGACAGGGCAGATGCATTAAAAGCTGCCGGTGTTCCGGACGACCGCGGTCCGAATGAAAGCGGTCCAGATAAGAGCCAAGTGCCTGCGTACAAACGCAAGGAACAAGGCGGCGACTGGAAGATGTCCACTAAAGATTTAGAAAAAGAAAAAACCAATAGCCCAACAAGCTCAGCAGGATTAGCCCGTAAAAAAGCAGAACTGGGTCTAGGACAGAACGAATCTACTGACTTAGCAGCAATTATGAGAATTGCCAACTACAGAAAATAATTGGCAAAAATAACCGTATTTTCGTAGCCGTATAGGTTGCGATAATAAATAAAACTGTGCATACTAAACACATGCACAGTTTTTCTTTTTAGTCAGTAGGCTTTAAAGAAGAGGCATAATAAATCAACATTAAGGAAAAACATTATGGCAACATTAGCAGAAATTCGCGCAAAACTACAAGCATCTTCACAACAAGGCGGCGGGCAATCCGGCGGCGGTGATAATGCAATTTACCCTCACTGGAACATGCCAGAAGGTTCGACTACAACAGTCCGCTTCCTTCCTGACGGTGACAGCTCAAATACTTTCTTCTGGATCGAACGTGCAATGATCAAATTGCCATTTGCCGGTGTGAAAGGTGAAACCAATTCCAAGCCAGTGACTGTTCAAGTCCCATGTATGGAAATGTGGGGCGAGACATGTCCAATTCTTACTGAGGTTCGTCCTTGGTTCAAAGACAAGTCTTTGGAAGATATGGGTCGTAAGTACTGGAAGAAGAAGTCATACCTGTTCCAAGGTTTTGTGGGCGAAAGCAAACTACAGGAAGATAAGACTCCTGAAAATCCAATCCGTCGCTTCATCATCGGCTCACAAATTTTTAACATTGTTAAAAATGCTTTGATGGATAGTGAGATTGAAGAACTACCGACAGACTTGGTTCGTGGTCTTGATTTCAAGATTGCTAAAACAAGCAAAGGTGGTTATGCTGACTACTCTACTAGCACTTGGGCTCGTCGTGAACGTGCTCTAAGCGATGCAGAAAATGCTGCAATTGCACAACATGGATTGTATAATCTAAAAGACTTCTTGCCTAAGAAGCCAGGCGAAGTTGAACTCAAAGTCATGAAAGAAATGTTCGAAGCGTCAGTAGACGGTGAAGCATTTGATATGGATCGTTGGGGTCAATACTTCAAGCCAGCAGGCTATGGTGGTCGTGACAATGCAGAAGGTGGAGCGGCTAAATCAGCGGCAGCACCGGTGGCTAGACCAGCACCAGTACCTGCCGTTGAAGAGCCAGCACCTTGGGAAGATGAAGTTGCAACAGCAGAGAAATCATTCACTCCTCCAGCCGCAAAAGCTGAGAGCGCAGGTGGGGAGGCATCGAGCAGAGCAGCCGATATCATTGCAATGATTCGTAACCGTCAAAAAGACTAATAGGAGAATAGACTATGTCAAAGGCCTTCGATATTTCGAAGTTCCGCAAGTCTATTACGAAAAGTATTGATGGCTTGGGAATTGGGTTTAACGACCCCACCGATTGGATTTCAACCGGTAACTACGCCCTAAACTATCTTATCTCGGGGGACTTCTACAAAGGAGTTCCACTAGGCAAAGTAACAGTTTTTGCGGGCGAATCCGGTGCAGGTAAATCATATATCTGCTCTGGTAACATTATTAAAGCGGCACAAGAACAAGGTATTTTTGTTGTCTTAGTTGACAGCGAAAACGCCCTTGACGAAAAGTGGTTGCTTGATCTAGGTGTTAATACAAGTGAAGATAAACTTCTAAAACTTAACATGGCTATGATTGACGACGTGGCAAAAACCATTAGTGAATTCATGAAAGAATACAAAACCATGCCCGAAGATTCGCGTCCTAAGGTATTATTTGTAATTGATTCATTGGGTATGTTGTTGACTCCTACAGACGTTAATCAGTTCGAAGCAGGCGAGATGAAAGGTGACATGGGTCGTAAGCCTAAGGCACTTACTTCATTGGTTCGTAACTGTGTAAACATGTTTGGCTCGTGGAATGTAGGTATGGTTTGTACAAATCACACATACGCTAGCCAGGATATGTTTGATCCAGATGATAAGATTAGTGGCGGGCAAGGATTTGTCTATGCAAGTTCTATTGTAGTTGCTATGAAGAAACTCAAACTGAAAACTGACGCTGATGGTAATAAGACTACAACTGTTAACGGTATTCGTGCAGCTTGTAAGATTATGAAAACACGTTATGCAAAGCCGTTCGAGTCAGTGCAAGTAGAAATTCCGTATACAACTGGCATGAGTCCCTACAGCGGATTGGTTGATTTGTTCGAAGCTAAAAATATGTTGAAGAAAGAAGGCAACAGTCTTGTTTACACAACAGTCGATGGTGAAATAATCAAACAATTCCGTAAGGCTTGGGAAAAGAACGAAAAAGACGGGCTAACCATTATGATGGAAGATATTTCCAAGAATGGAGAAAAAGCCTTAGATCCAATAGCACTTGAAGACAATGAGGAAGCATAATGGAAGAGCAACTAATCTTTGAAATTTGGGACACATTTAGAGATCACATTCCTGAAAAGGGCCGTGAATTTGCAGCGTCACAATTTGTTGATTTTTTAGTTAACAAAGATGTCGAAGCTGACACATTAGAAGGACTATTAGGGTATGATCCACATCTTGACGATGCTATCGAATTAGTAATGAAAGAATTTAATGAAGAAGAAGATGACAGCTTTATTGAAGACGATGATTTCTACGAAGATGAGGATTAATTATGGGATGGTATTCTAAAGTTAGTAAGGACATTGCTCACTTACCTGACTGCATAGAATACTTTTATAAAGAAATAGATAGTGCAAGGGCCGAAGTTAAGATCTACGGAAAAGTAGAGAAAGCTTCGGCTTCTTTACCTGGAATTGTTGAACAAAGGTTTAACCAATTGCAGGAAATTGAAGCAGTATTAGAATATTTGAACATTGAGTTGCGCCGTATTCGAAGCAAAGCCTTTAAGAAATATCTAGAGAATTATCAAAGAGCACTAAGCAGTCGAGATGTTGAAAAATACGTCGATGGTGAAGCAGATGTTGTTGATATGGAAAAAATTATCAACGAATTTGCCATGCTGAGAAATCAATGGCTGGGCATTATCAAGGCACTGGATATCAAACAGTGGCAACTTAGCAATATTATCAAACTCCGCGCTGCCGGATTGGACGATATTTCCCTCTAACTAAAAAAGGACTTGCGTCCTTTTTTGTTTTCCTGTATAATGTTAGTATGAGTATTGAAGACCTAATTATTCTCCTTGCAATGAAGACCCAAATGAATCCCTATGATTCAAAAATGGTTTGGAGCTTCCATGATCAAATTTCTAGAGGTCTTGGATTCACTGAAAAACAGGCAATTCTTGCAGTTCGAATACTGCAAAGACAAAAAGAAAAATTAACGCAGATACTTGGACAAGATATCACAAATTTTCTGGAAAATCCCACATATAGAGTACCCCGTAGAACTATCAATTCTAACAAACGAATCTCTGTGATTGCTCATAGTGAATACACTAAGGCAATCAAAGTGGAATTTCCTTATAATGAAACCATCTTGGAGAGAATTAGAAAAGAGCGTCCTAATTTGATACACGCGGAATGGGATAAAGATGAAAAAGCATGGATTTTTGCACTGAACGAACGTAGCATACAATTCCTGATCTCGTTTGTTGAGAAGGACGAGTTCACTGCTGACGAAGAATTTGTTAATTACATTGAGCAAATACTGGCTATTCAAGAAAATCTTGAAAATTTTGTACCTATGGTCAGTTATACCGAAAAAATGCCAAAATTTATCAATGTAAGCCATCGTGTGCCTCAACCTGAAACCACAGATTTGTTGGACTCGCTATTTTTAGCAAGAAAAGTCGGTATACATACATGGGATGATAGTGTCAGTGAGTACCTGGCTGAAAATAATATTGAACAATCTGTAATAGATTTCCTAAATGAAAATCCAGGGGTGAATTTTACCGTAAATTTGGAAGAATCTACAATTTACGACATTTCTCGTATTGTTAAAAATCTGTCTCCTTGCATGTTTATCATACCGGGCGGCCTGGAGATGGAAAAAATTACAAAAAGTTATGAATTTTTAAAATCACTTGATATCACTCCTGAAGAAATGAGTGTGATGTTTAGACTACCTAAAGAAACTGGTGAAAAATTCAATAAATTTATCAAAGACGAGCAACTAAACAATCCCATCACTGAAAAAACTCGTGCAGTGTTTATCAGCGGCAAGGTACCGAAGACAGTTATCGAATCAAAAATTAAATTCAATTGTGTTGTAAACTTCAGCCTACATAGTGTACACTATACAATACGAGAATTTGTGAAAAATCACCATAATGTGATTCACATACTGGACAAAAAACCACAAAGGAATTTTAACTTTGCCATACTGTAAAATAATAATAAAAGACGAGGTCAATGTTAAGATAGAAAATTTAGACCTCGACGCACGAAAGGCTCTGGTCAAGAAATTCAAGTACGAAGACCCCACAGCTAGGTATCGTCCAGCCTATAAATTAGGTCGTTGGGACGGCAGTGTTAGTTTTTTCGGATTAGGTGGAACTACCTATCTATCAATGCTACCACAGGTGTTAACATATCTTGAGAGTAAAAATTACAACATTGATCTTGAAGATAATCGCAAGCCCATTGCCCTAGATTTTCCTGAAATTTTTGAAGATTTTTGGGGTGATCAGACATGGCCCGAAGGTCATCGATTTGCAGGCAAACCTATTAGACTGCGTGACGATCAAGTTGAAGCAGTCAATATGTTTCTTAAAAATCCACAGTGTATTCAAGAAATTGCAACTGGTTTTGGCAAGACAATAACCACCGCAACTTTATCGAAAATTGTGGAAAAATATGGTCGTACAATAACCATTGTTCCTAACAAAAGTCTTGTGGAACAAACAGAGGAAGACTTCATTAACTGTAAATTAGATGTAGGTGTTTACTACGGTGACAGAAAAGATCTGAACAAAACGCATACTATTTGCACCTGGCAAAGTTTGAATATTTTAGACAAAAAATCCAAAGATACCACTGATGAAGAAGTGTTAACTTTAGCAGAATTACTCGAAGGAGTTGCTACAGTTATGGTTGATGAAGTACACATGGCCAAGGCGGAAGTGTTGAAAAACTTGCTAACCCGAAATCTTGCCAACGCACCAATACGCTGGGGCTTAACTGGTACTGTACCTAAAGCAGACCACGAATTTCAAAGTTTACGTGCAAGTCTAGGTGAAGTAGTACATCAAGTTCGTGCTCACGAATTACAGGAAAAAGGTGTACTAAGTGATTGCCACGTAAACATTATTCAAACGGCAGAGTGGAAAGAATTTAGCGGATATCCTGAGGAGTTAAAATTCCTAGTAACCGATAATGATAGGATGAGTTACATATCTACGCTAATTAAAGAGATTGCAAACACTGGCAACACCCTTGTGTTAGTTGATAGAATCGAGTGCGGAGAATTCCTACAAACTCATCTTAGTGGCTTATTCAATGTTTTGAAAGAAGAACCGGATGTTGCTTTTATATCTGGTAGAGTAAAAACCAAAGATAGAAAGACTGAATATGACGAAGTTAAAACTGCTACTAACAAGATTATTGTGGCGACTTACGGTGTGGCCGCTGTTGGTATTAATATCCCTAGGATTTTTAATCTGGTTATGTTGGAGTCCGGAAAGAGCTTTACTCGCGTTATACAATCAATTGGGCGAGGCATTAGAAAAGCAGACGACAAAGACTTCGTACAAATCTGGGATATTACAGCGTCAACGAAGTATGCAAAGAGACACCTTACTGAACGAAAAAAGTTCTATAAGGATGCGAAATATCCATTCGAAATTCAAAAAGTGAAATATAACAAATAATGCAAATCTTAACCTTAGAAAACAAAACATTTTATCTCAACGAATTACCTGAAGAAGTAGACGATGATCTACGATTTTCAGTATTAGATAATAGTGATAATCAAAATCCTGATTACTTTTTTATCCCACTAATTTTTCTTGAAAGTTTTACTGGTCCTGCAGCAGTTCTTAAAATAGGTCAGGATGAAATTACTATGCCACTTGATTGGTGTACAATTGTCGGAGATCCAGAAGGACCAGATATGGAAGTATTGCCATTAACAAGTCTAAATGATAGAGGATTCAAAACATATTGTTTTAATCCACTTAGTAGCTTTAGGCCAGAATTTCATGAAATTGATATTATTGATGTTTATCAAGATGTTAAATGGTATTTTCCTAAAATGAGGGCTGGGCAACTTTTAACCACACCATTACATGCAGGCGAAAAACCTTTATGCGCCTATTTTGTTAAAGAAGTTTCTAGACAAAGTGAGATTGTAGATTACACAAGATGTTGGTAAGATGTCACTAATTTTTGAAAGTCCGGATAAGGGTAAAACTGTTTATGCTAGAAATGCAGGTTCTACTGAAAAAATGCGGATAGACAGTTCCGGCAATGTAGGAATCGGAACAGGATCACCTAGGGCATCATTGCATGACGAAATAATGGAAAGTAAATTGTGGGGTGATATTCATCGTGCTGCCAAGTCCGATACTGCTTTACAAGCCGCCCTGGACCGTGTTAAAATAACATACTACCTTACAGAAGATTACGAAAAAAGATATGGCAACCGCAAAACTTGATATTAAGCGTGAACTAAATGCAGTAGACAGTCGCAACTATGACTTTTACGAAAACCTCACCGACGAGGAAAAGAAAGCATTCAGTCCTTACATCTTAATGAGGTATACTGCTAATGTGCAAGGTGATCAATCATTGCAAGAATGGTTCCTAGAAAGGACTAACGAGTATGTTAATAAAAATCATTGGGAATTAAGTAAGAATCATAGACCCTTGTTGTGGAAATTATTTGCAGCAACTGGTATTGGTTCTAACATGTATCATCCTTATCTTGCCGCAGGTAAAAAGGGCAAAGCAAATAAGATTGAAAAACTGTTAGCTGAAATTTATCCTGCATGGAAGCTAGATGACATTAAGACGTTAGCTAGCATGATGACTAAGAAAGACATCGACGAACTGTTTGACAAAATGGGTTTTGACAAGAAGCAACGAAAAGATTACGAATGATAGCATTGGCAGATCAACCTTTTAATTGTGTACATTGCGGTAAGAGTTTTATGAAAGAAAAGACTCTAGTAGCGCACATGTGTGAACAAAAAAGGCGTGCTCTGCAGAAAGATGAGAAGCGTGTTCAAGCAGGTTATATGGCCTATGTTCGTTTTTATCAACTTACACAAAATGATAAAAAAGGCAAGACCTATGAACATTTTTGTACCAGTGCTTACTATAATGCCTTTGTAAAGTTTGGCAGTTTTGTCAATAACGTCAATCCTATCTATCCTCAAAAGTTCATTGACTATGTGATTAAAAGTGGTGTCAAATTAGACCACTGGTGCAGGGATGAACTGTATGAACAGTACCTATTTGACATGCTCAAAGTAGAACCAGTCGAAGCAGCAGTGCAGAGAACATTGCAAACAATGATGGATTGGGGAGACGAGCATAGTGCAAATTTTGCACAATACTTTGATTATGTCAGTTTGAACAAAGCAGTGCATGACATGCTAAATGGTCGCGTTAGTCCGTGGCTTATCCTAAATTGTACATCGGGTAAGACCATGGTTAGTAAGATGAGTGACGAACAGTTGAGCATGATTACACCTGTATTTGATGTTAAATTCTGGATGAAGAAATTTAAAGATAGTCCTGCAGATATCTTGATGATTCAAGAACTGTGCAACGAGACTGGGATAAAATGACAGCCTTTATTAACAACATGTCCCAAGAAGAATTAAAAACATTTCTTCGTAAGGTCATGGGCCCTCCTCGTCGAACATTAGAAGGTCAAGAAAAAGAAAATGTTTGGTTGATGATACAGATGCAAGATGAGCCCGACGAGTTTAGTAACAATCAACATAGTATATCTGAAGTCTACAGATTTAATCAGCGAGAATATCATGTGCATTATTTTCCTAACGAAAGTCCGTATATAGAAGAAATTATGAACGATGATTGAAATTCGAATACCGTTCGACACTATAGTTCAATACAGACATCTTAATTTTATGAAACTACACCACGCTAGTAACCACGCTATCCAGTTAGCAGAATGGTGTAAGGATCAGGGATTGATTATGGGACTAGATTTTGAATGGGCAGTATTTCAAGCCGATGAATATGTAACATTTAAGTTTATGAACAAGGGTGAGAAATATTCAACTATGTTTGCATTAAAGTTTGGGAGCGGCAACGGAGTATGATTACTAAAACACTTTGGACACTGAGTAAGCCCGATGCTACAGAAATTGATGCAACATTCCTATTTGGGTTGGGTTGCGAAGTGGAAGTCGTTATGCCCGAATGGCAAGATTTTGAAACTTCAAATGGAACACGCTGGCGATATCAAAACGAAAATCCCTACATCAAGATAACAACCACTTGCGAAAAACAGGAAATGATGTTAAAATTAAAGTACGGGGACGCACTCCTTCTATCAGAAACTCCAACATCTTTTTTAGACTATGAAGACTTCCATATGGCACCATACAGCAGATCAGCAGCCTGATAAAAGCGGCTATTATATGGGCTTCAGGACCGTAACCCTAGCTGACGATACTTGTGGTGTAGATTACTTTTATTGGAATCATACTGGAGGCATGAACGGCAAGGGAGAATGGCGTACTGACAGCACCTGTCATAGTCATTGGGCTAATGTCTATTACTGGACCAAAGATAATCCAGAGCAGTGGGTCGATAGTGATCCTCCTGTGAGATATAGAAAAGCACCAAAGTCTAATCCAGCATTGGCTATCGCTTGGAACAATGTCCAAGAAGCACTGCGTCAATATGAAATTGTGAAAGCACTAACATGAGACGACTTAAAAAAGAATTATGGCCATATAAGACCAAAGTTAATCTTTTGCACAGTACCAGAGAAGTTGATGAATGGTTAGGAAAGACCTTGGGCAAATTCAAAGGTAAATGGAATGTAGTTCATCACAGTACTTCTATTGAATATTATTTTAAACAAGATCGAGATCTTACTATGTTTATGTTGAGGTGGTCATGACCAGTATTAGTTCTATTGTCGGCGGCTTGAACATCGGTTCAGAACACGAACTGCGACCTATGAAAACGGGAGAAGCTGGCGGATGGGGTATGAAATATACCTGGATTGAAATGGCTCGAACAGAAAGCACTCCCTTGGATCTAAATGAACAGGCACAGACTTGGTGCAGAGAACGATTTGGAAATAGTGGCAGTCGTTGGTTTGAAAAGAAAGACAAATTTTATTTTAAAGATGAAAAGGATTTGACCTTATTCATTCTGAGGTGGTCATGAGTGATACTGCTAGCTGGATTACATTTGGTAAAGAACGTTATTGGCAACATCCAGACATGGAACAATGGTGCCACGAACATATAGGAACCGGTGGGTGGTCCTACCAAACTCCTAAAACTTGGGAAGGCATGAATGGTAAGATTTGGGTTATGCACAGCATGTTTGGCAACACTACTTTTGCATTTAAAGATTCTAAAGACTTAACTATGTTTTTGTTGAGGTGGGGCACATAAAGTGATATATACTATAGAACATGATTGAGTTTAAAGTTCCTAGCGTAGGTAAAGCAGAGGCTTGGTGCATGAAGCACGTTGGGCCTCGTCTCTATTATATTCACGATAGAATAGGTGGAGAAGGTTGGCGCATTATGCCGCTTCGTGGCGGCGCTGAAATTTTACTTTGCTTAGAGGACGACAAGAAAGCCACAATGGCTATGTTAATGCTGATAGAATAATGACTACAGAAAATATAAAACAATTTTGCCAACATCACAGTATTCGTGTACTTGATACAAACAAGCGGGCACATCGGTACAGCAAAGTCAATTTAAATTACTTTAGAGATCCTATGGATTTTAATCGAGTTTATGAAGATGTTATATATGATAGCGAACCGTTGTATACTGTGGAAATTGCTGAAAGTGAATTAGAAAGAATTGCAGACTTCGAATCCGAGGTGTTTAACAACATGAAGAAGCAAGGGCATTACAGAATGTTTGAAACACTAATGGAGCAGAAAGAACGAGAGAGAGCACTGCGGGACAAATATCCAGCAGTAAAAAAAGCATACGAACAATATAGCCTAATGTTAAAACTGGCTGAAAGTGGAGAATTATGAGATTAGAAGGTTTTGTAGAAAAAGGTTGGGGTCACGAATTAATTTGGGCAACAAACGACAAGTATTGCGGAAAATTACTAAAGTTTAATACCGGTGCTAGATTTAGTATGCATTTCCATTCTGTAAAGGAAGAAACCTGGTATGTGTTAAGCGGTGAATTTCAAGTTAGATTTATTGATACGAAGACAGCGGATGAATATTTAGAAGTATTAAAACCAGGCTCTGTGTGGCATAATAATCCACTGGTACCACATCAACTGATTTGTCTCGAAGAAGGGACCATTATCGAAGTTAGCACACCGGACAGTGTCGAAGACAATTATCGAGTTGCTAAAGGAGACAGTCAGAAATGAAAATTTTGATTACAGGGTATAAAGGTTTTATTGGTCAAAATATGGTCAATGCACTAAATGACGAACACGAACTGTCTCTTTTTGAATGGGGAGAAGAACTTCCAGATTTTAGAGGCTTAGACTGGTGCATACATTTAGGAGCAAATTCGTCTACTACTGAAATGGATGTAGACAAGATGCTAGATCAGAATTATGATTTTAGTAGACTTGTTATCAATCAATGTCAGGCAAACAATGTAAATTTGCAATATGCAAGTTCTGCAAGCGTATATGGACTAGGAAAAGAATTTAACGAAAATGCACCTGTTCATTTGCTAAGTCCATATGCATGGAGCAAATATCTTTTTGAAAGATATGTAAGTGGATTTAGAGAAAAATGGTCTAACATAACAGTCCAGGGATTTAGGTATTTCAACGTGTATGGACCTCATGAAGATCATAAAGGTGATCAGTCTAGCCCTCATCATAAGTTTACCAAGCAGGCAGAAGCTACCGGAGTTATCAAGCTATTTGAAAATTCTGAGAATTACAAACGTGATTTTATTTCTGTACATGAAGTAGTTAGTATTCATAAAAAGTTTTTTAACGTAACTGAATCTGGTATTTGGAATGCCGGTACAGGTCGCGCTACATCGTTTGATAACGTTGCTCGAACAATTGCAGAAGGAATGAAATGTAGAGTTGAATATATTCCTATGCCTGATAATGTTAAAGCACATTATCAAACATACACATGTGCTGATGTAACTAACCTAAGAAAGTATTATGACCCGAGTAATGGTTAACGGAACATTTGATATTCTGCATCGAGGTCATATTGAAATGCTCAACTTTGCTAAAAGCAAAGGAGATGCGGTACTGGTTGTGATTGATACTGATCGTAGAGTGCAAGAGTTAAAAGGTGATGATCGTCCTATTAACAACCAAGAAGATCGTAAATTTCATTTAGAAAATTTAAAAGCAGTTGACAGTGTATTGTTTTTTGACAGCAAAGAACAACTTATAGAAATAATGAAAAGCTGGAAACCAGACGTGTATGTAAAAGGCAGCGACTGGAAAAAAGATAGACCTAGCACAGCAGAAGAATATTGTAAAGAAGTGATCTATTATGACAGAGTCGGCGAATACTCAACTACCAACACCATTCAGAATATTATTAATCGGGGATGATTGCTTAGATGTTTATCAGTTTGGAACTGTTGACAGAATAAGTCCCGAGGCACCTGTTCCTGTATTCAAATATAGCTCTAAGGAAGAAAGAGCAGGCATGGCTCGTAATGTCAAACTCAATCTTGAAGCACTGGGCTGTGAAGTTACATACCTATGCGGAGAAACAAGTGTTAAGACCAGATTAATCGATTCCAAAAGTAAACAACACATTGTAAGAATTGACAATGATGTTAAATCTAATCCTATTGAATTTGCTTCGGCTATTCCTGCGATTTACGACGCAGTTGTGATCAGTGACTACAACAAAGGTACAGTTAGCTACGAATTAATCGAAGAACTCGTTGCTTTGAGCATACCAGTGTTCATAGACACTAAAAAGACTGACTTAGAACGTTTTCAAGGTGCATGGGTTAAGATTAATGAACTAGAGTATAGCAGATTAACAAGCGAGTGTGCTGGGTTAATTGTTACATTAGGTAGCAAAGGTGCTAGACTATGGGACGAAGTGCATCCAAGTAAACAAGTAGAAGTAAGTGATGTTTGTGGATGTGGTGATACTTTTTTGGCGGCACTAACCACTCAATACCTATATACAAATGATATAAAGAAAGCTATAATGTTTGCTAACGTTGCCGCAGGATTAACTGTACAACATTTAGGAAATTACGCACCATCATACGACGAGATTAGAAATGCCGGATATTGATATCGACTTTGCTGATAGAACAAAAATTCTCAAAATTATCGAGCATGTACCAGCGGCTATTAAAGATAATGGAACTTTTAAAAAGCACAATACTGGCGTATATTGTCATTCTATCCCGTACAATTCCATAACTGATACTGCTAGCTTTGACTATAAAGAAGCTGAAAACCGCGGGTATTTTAAGATTGACCTATTAAATGTTGGAATTTACAAAGATGTACGAGATGAAGAACATCTCTTAAAATTATTAAATCAAGAACCACTATGGGATCTTTTACAACAGGACGATTTCACTAATATGTTGTTCCATGTGAACGGTCACGGATCAATTCTAAGACAGATGTTGCCAAATAGCATAAGTCAATTGGCTGCGGTATTAGCTATGATTAGACCGGCAAAACGCTATCTAATTGGACAAGACTGGAATACTGTAAACGCAGAAATTTGGCAAAAGCCTGCGGGTAATGAGTATTATTTTAAAAAAGCTCACGCTATAGCATATGCGGCAGCTATTGTAGTTCAAATGAACTTAATTTGCGAAGGTCTTACTTCCTCGCATTCCTTATTAGCTGAATAGATTTACGTTTTACTCTCTTTTCAGCAATTTCGCTTAGATTAACACTAGGACCAAATACTAACTCTATGTCTTTTACATTAAAAGTTTTTATAAAGGGTCGGAATACATGCATTTCTTTTTTAAGAAAAATGTTTATGGGTATTTTTCTGTTACTTTCCCACCACCAGACTTCACCCATTTCTAGGAAAATCTGTCGTTCCTCGACTCCTACGATCATAGATAGATCGTAGATGCTAGCAACATAATCATCAAAGTTAATAACAATACCTACATATTCCTTATCATTGGATTTTAAGCAGGTTATGAACGGAAAGTTTTCTTGGAACTGGTCTCTCATTAGTTTAAAATAAATACTTTATGCAAAATTTACCAGTCTATTTATATAATTACAAACTCGATGTAACATTAGATTTGGACGCTACTGTAAGAGGAGTAAACCAGGTTATGTACCAGCGAGACCTAAAGATACAAAAAGGTATCAAAAATCAAGTTAGAATTCAGTTTAAAAATAGCGACCAAAAAAATGTTAGAATCTACAACACGCAAACATTTGTATTCAGTATGTTTGATGCTATCAATCAGAGATTAATAGTTGAAAAACAAATCGAAGTACTAGATGTAGCAACTACTTCAACCAAGGGATTAGCTATACTAACTCTTAATGAGAGTGATACATTAGATTTAGATAGAACCAGTTATCAATATACAATTAAACTTAGAGAATCTGATGGAGCCTATCTCCCAACTTATTCTAATACTTACTACGGAATGGCAGGAACCCTGCATCTAAGTTCTGAAGTATTTCCTGTTCTCAAAGACAGCACCACTATAAACACGTTTAATATTACATACAACGACGATATACAGAAGTATGAGCATAAGAGTGGAAACATCTATGCTAACCCAGAATACAATGGTAATAGCGCATTGCACACATTAGCCATGTACATGACCGGATATAAGGGGACCGTATACATTCAAGGAACCCTGGACAACACTCCGGGATCAAGTGGAAATTATTCTAACATCGTTACCAAGACTTATACTGGATTTACCGGAATAGATTCGATTAACTTTAATGGTGTCTATACCTATATTAGAATTCTACATGTTCCTGGAACTGCACCTGCAGAATCTAATAATGATAATCCTAGTTTCTTCGGATCGTTTGACAAAGCACTTTACAGAAGCTAAACTGTATATGTGAACGATATACAATCTGCATTACTGACATTACTGCCTTCTAAGAGGAAACTTACATCCGGTGGATGGACCAGTTTTAATGCTCCCTGCTGTCATCACAGAGGAGAACGTCAAGATGAAAAACTGCGTGGCGGTATTAGAGTAGAGAATGACGGGTTTGTATATCATTGTTTCAATTGTGGATTTGCCGCAGGATGGACTCCTGGTAAAATTCTAAGCAAGAATACCAAAAGCCTATTTCAATGGATAGGCATGAATGAGATAGACATAGGTAAACTTAATCTTGCGGCACTCAAGATCAAAGATGACCAGCCCGTTCTTAAGAAAGCACTAAATTTAGTATTATTAGAAAAACCCTTGCCCGATGGCACAATGTCTGTAATGGAATGGATTAATACCGGGTACTTGCCCGATGTAGCAGAAGACATTGGCAAGATAGTAGAATACATTTTAAGTAGGGGTATGGAGCTCGATTGGTACAATTGGATGTGGAGTCCTGCATCGGGCTATGTAGATAGAGTACTAATACCGTTTTATCAAGATGGAAAGGTAGTAGGATACACTGGCAGAAAAATCAATCCCGGCAACCCTAAGTACTTGACAGATAGTCAAAGTGGATATGTTTTTAATTTGGATCGTCAAGGGTGGAATCGTCAATGCGTCATAGTCGTAGAAGGACAATTTGATGCTATAGCTATAGATGGCGTAGCCATTATGACGAACGAGCCTAACGATGCCCAGATTGCAAGATTGACTGGATTAGGAAAAGAAATTATAGTAGTACCAGACAGAGATCGCCCCGGTGCCAAGATGCTCAAATCAGCAATAACCAATGGCTGGAGTGCTAGTTTGCCTCCGTGGGGCGATGACGTCAAAGATGTAGCAGATGCTGTAAAGAAATATGGACGACTGTATGTGTTAGCCACAATCTTGCACTACAAGGTTGCGGGCGAGATAAAAATAAATCTAATGAAGAAGAAACTAGAAGCGTTAAGAGATGAATAAAAAAGAAAAACCACAAAAACCCAATTATGACTTTGAAGTGCAAAAGCTGTACTTGGAAATGTTTCTAAGTGATGCTGAGACGTTTGTACGTTGTCAAAATATTTTTGATCCCAAAAACTTTGATCAGCGACTGCAAGAAAGTGCAGAGTTCATTACAAAATATGTAGATGAATACAAGGTAATGCCCGAGGCCAATATCGTCAACGCATCTACAAGAAGTCAGTATAACCCAGTTGCATTGCCCAGAGAAAACTATGAATGGTTAATGAATGAGTTTGAAAACTTTAGCAGACACAAAGGACTAGAAAGGGCAATTATCGAGTCTAGTGATTTGTTAGAGTCCGGAGACTACGGTCCAGTTGAAAAACTAATTAAGGATGCTATACAGATATCTCTAAACAAAGATATGGGTACAGATTACTTTGAAGATCCCAGAGCACGTCTGACTAAACTTAAAGATGGCAATGGGCAGATCAGCACAGGATGGCCCAGCATTGATAAGAAATTATACGGCGGATTTAACCGAGGTGAACTGAATATCTTCTGTGCTGGATCAGGTGGCGGCAAGAGTTTGTTCTTAGCCAACTTAGGAGTGAACTGGGCACTAGCTGGACTTAATGTCTTATATCTTACATTTGAATTAGCCGAAGGCCTCGTAGGTATGCGACTCGATAGTATGATGACAGGTATTACAACTCGAGAGATCTTTAAGAACATCGACGACGTTGAACTCAAGGTCAAGATGTTGGGCAAGAAGAGTGGTAACTTACAGGTTAAGTATATGCCATCGGGCAAGAACTGTAACGATATCCGTGCCTACTTGAAAGAGTATCAGGTCAAGAAAGGTTGCAAGCCCGACGTTATTCTAATTGACTATTTGGACTTGATGATGCCGTTGAGTGTTAAAGTTAGCCCAAGTGACCTGTTCGTTAAGGACAAGTATGTGTCGGAAGAAATTCGTAACTTGGCTATGGAAACACAATGTATCACAGTCACAGCGTCACAGTTAAACCGTAGTGCTGTTGAAGAAATTGAGTTTGATCACAGCCACATCTCGGGCGGATTGAGTAAGATTATGACGGCGGATAATGTTATCGGTATCTTTACCAGTCGTGCTATGAAAGAACGTGGGCGGTATCAAATACAGTTTATGAAGACACGTAGTTCTAGTGGTGTTGGGCAAAAAGTTGATCTAGAGTTTAATGTAGATACATTGCGTATTAGCGACCTAGGTGAAGATGAGCAAGAAGGCAGTTTTAATCAGCAACGGCAACAGGGTGGCGGAAGTAGTGTCTATGCAGGCCTAAAAAGGACCAGCACAGTGTCAACTACTACTGATCCCGAAACTGGAGAAATTATTCCAATTGATCCTACAAAAGGTGTAGCTGTTAGTAAAAATAAACACGCCAAGGGTGTTGCCGACATTAGAAGTATGTTGGCTAATTTAAATCCTGAAAAAGATTAAAACCAATTTGCAATTTGTAAACGACCTGATTCAGCTATAACTTTGTGCCACTGGTCAATATCATCTGATCCAAATACAGTTTCGACTTCAGCAGGAGCATAACTCCATGAACTCCATGAATGCCAAGGTTCTTTTCCTGCAACTTCCCCTTCAATGTGTCCGGGCAACCAACGTGTAAATCCTGCAACTACTCTGAAATGTTCAGGACCTTCTCCCTTGCTTATTGCGGCAAGAACTGAAACATCATGACTTACTCCAATTCGATTTGTAACTTTAGTAGTGTTAGATGTATACCAGTCTAGACTATGTATTACATGTATTCTATTAGTTGACTCTTGACCGCCGTTGTATAAAGGCTGGTCTTGATCTGTATGTAAGCCTACATTCTGCATTACAGTTTGAAACGTGATATCATTTGTAAATGGTTTATTGATCTGGAGTCCTATAGCCCCGGTTGCATCATGATCTAATATTAGCAATACTCCTTTACGAAGAATCGGTTCCTGTCGTCTAGGATGAGCTGCTAAAAGATAACCTCTATAATTTTGTTCAATCATAATAATATTTAATCAATAAATAATATTCTATGCGAATGATTGAATTTACCAAGGGCTACGAGGAACATGATCGATTAAATCCCAAACTATGGGATGGTATACAACTGCGCCCCGAAGTTAAAGTTAAGCTGTTACAGATTGCAGAAAAATTTAGAGAATTTATAGATATCGATGTTCCTGTTATCGATGTACAAATAACCGGAGGTCAAGTCACTTATCACTATACCGAGCAAAGCGATCTTGATCTGCATCTAATTATAGACTATGGTAAAATACAGTGTGATCAAGAAGTGGAAGAATTGTTGGACACTAAACGATTACTGTTTAAAGAAAAATTTCAAATCAATATCAGAGGTATTCCTGTAGAGCCCGGAACAGAAGATCAAACTCGTCCGACTGTAAGTTCAGCGTGGAGTCTTAAAACTAATAGCTGGATACGCGAGCCAAAGAACTATAGTGGCAAAATAGACCGTAAAAGCATCGAAAAGCAGTACGAGTACTGGGATAATTTAATCAGGTATGTTTTGAATCAAAACGACTTCGAAATGGCTCAAAAAGTTCTAAAATTATTACGAAAATACCGCAAAATAGGTCTAAAACAGACCGGAGAATACGGGATAGAAAATTTAGTATATAAGAGCTTACGTAACAGTAAATCATTAGAAAAGCTAGTATCTTATATAGATCAGACATTTGATAAAAATTTAAGCATCAATAAGTAAACTTTTATAAAGAATCAAAAGGAGCCTGAGGGTTCCTTTCTTGTTTGTAAATATCAACAACATTTACACAGGATAAAAATGACCTTAGAAGAAATGATCCGTAAAACTGGCAAGCGCCAGGACTCATTCCAAATAATGATAGAGCATTTAAAAACTTGTGAAGAACCATTAATAATTGAAACAGGATGCGCTCGTCCTCCACATAAAGAGTGGGGAAGCGAAGACGTAAGTTTTAAAGATGAAGGATTCAGCACAAGAATTTTTGATGCATTCATTAATCAAAGCGGCGGTGAATTACACTCCGTTGACATCAATCCAGAACACGTAGAATATGCACTTACTCAAGTAAGCGATCGAGTACAAATCCATTGCAGTGACAGCGTTGAATTTCTCTGGCAAGCAAATCAGAACTTAACTGAAACAGAGAACTATGTAGATCTGTTATACTTAGATAGTTATGATTACGAACCAGAAGACCCATGGCCCAGTGCTGCACATCACATTAAAGAACTTGCGGCAATTATGTCTAGACTGCGGCCTGGTTCACTTGTTGCTGTAGATGATAATTTTATTGTCAATGGGCAACGTCAAGGCAAAGGTGCATACATTTATGATTTTATGCAGAGCATCGGCAAACCTTTAGTACATGAAGGTTATCAATACATTTGGAGATTTTAATGAAAGTATATGATTGTTTTCCATTCTTTAACGAATTAGACGTTTTAGAAATTCGATTGAAAGAACTGTGGGACGTAGTTGACGTATTTGTTTTAGCAGAATCAAATCTAAGTCACAGCGGTAAACCCAAAGAATATATCTTTGAAAATAACAAAGAGAGATTTAGTCAGTGGATGAGTAAGATTCGTCATATAAAAGTAGAAGACATGCCCGAGACTGAAGACTCGTGGGTCCGTGAACGTTTCCAGCGGGTTTGTCTTGACCGAGGCCTATATGATATGGAACCCGAAGACATTGTTATTGTCAGTGACTGTGACGAAATTACTCGTGCTGAGATCGTTACTTTGATAAAAGAAGATGAGAATAATTATGACAAATACATCTTGAACATTCCGCAATTTCAATATAAACTAAACTACATGAAAGTTTATAACGTTTCAAAAAATGCCAACATCATGGTAACAAGAGGTCGTTGTTATTCAAACGCACAACAAGAAAGAGAATGGACATTCTTTTGGAACGCAAAGCCAGAAAACACAGTATTTGTGGATCATGGCGGCTGGCATTTCACTTACCTAGGTGATGATCAACATGCGATTACCAAAATTCAAAACTTTGCTCACACAGAAACTGATACACCTGATATGATCAAGCGTCACAATATCAAATGGTTTATACAAAACAAATACGGACATCATGGTCCCAATGACAGCGAAAGATATGAGTGGGTTCAACTAGATGATTACTTTCCCGAATGTGTTACTAGTAATGTTGAACAATACAAAGATATGATTTTAGAAGGCGCAGTATTACGTGCCACAGATATGTATAGATAAGAAAGAAATTATGACAACATTTTCACATTCAGGTACCATGGGCGACACATTGTGTAGCATGGTTGCAGTTAAAATATTAGGCGGTGGTGATGTTTACCTTCGTCTAGGTAATCTTAAAAAAATGATTCAAGAAAAGTTAGGGTGGCCTGATGCAGGACGTCACAACGATAAGATGAGACAAGTAGACTTTGATCAAATGGAAGAGTTTATGTTGCATCAACCGTACATTAATAGTTTTAAAGTATGGAACGGTGAAGATATTGATTACGAACTTGAAGATGCAGCATTGCATTTAGAGACAGGTTTCTTACCTCGTAATTTTAGTAATCAACATGCACTAGCCAATGGCATTGATCACAAATATCATTTCAGACAACTTCAAATAGATCCATGGATGGAATGTCGTAATCCTATTAAGATTCCAGGACGTCCTATTGTAGTCCATCGTAACATGAATTACCAAGACGGAAATGAAAAAGACAGCAAAACATGGCAAAACGTTTGTCAAAGAGGATTAACTGACCAGGGCGTATTTGTGGGCAGTGAAGAAGAACATGCGGCCTTTGAAGAAATATTCAAAGTATGGGTACCTCATTATAGAACAGAAAACCTAATGGAACTTGCTCGAGTTATTCAAGGCAGCGAATACTTTGTTACCAGCATGGGCGGTCCTAGTGCAGTTGCACTGGCGTTGGGTAAGACTATGATGTTAGAAGTTCGTAAAAACGAACCATTCGAACGTTTAGAAATCAACTATCCTTTTAGATTAAACATTCAATATTTCTAAAATGCGTGTAGCCTTAATCAGTGGCGGTCATCCTAGATTTACCGGAGACTTTATTGCCTTAATGCATCAGTTAACTGGCTTTGAGTCTGCGGATCTCTATCTAAATTTTTGGAACAGTAACTGGGCTTCAACTGAAGCAGAAGGCAGTGCTAGAATAGAATCAGTGTTATTGCCAAACTATCGTTTAGCAAAATTAAAAATAACAGAACAACCCGCATGGGAACTTCCTCCACACACATTGCCTCATCCTCCTGCTACACCCGAAAATATTCGTTGGTGGTATCAACGTAGGATAGGCATGTGGCAATCCTTGTACATGGCTTTTGATTTAATCGATCAAGATTATGATCTTGTGATTAGATTTAGACCAGACGGTATGATTAACACAGTACTTGATTTAAGATCTTTAAATGTACAAGATGATATTGTTATACCTAAGAACGGTTGTGGATGGAATCACTGGCCCGTTAATGATCAATTTGCCGTCGGAACTTACAACAGTATGAAATTGTACACTGATATAGGTAGACAATATAATAAGTTGGTAGTAGAATCAGATCCACAATGGGAACACAACGGACACGGAAACTGGTCAGGAGAACACATACTTGGCCACTATATAAATAAAAATAATATAAAATATAGATTAGAAAACTTTGATCACGTCTTAACCACAAGAGGTCGTTCTAAGTTTACTGACAAACATTATCACTTGCCTGTTACGCAAGATCCAACAACCACATTATGAATAAACTTGTAATCTTTGACTTAGACGGCGTACTGATAGAAAGTAGAGAACTACACTATCATAGTCTAAATGCCGCATTAGAATCTATTGATAAAAAATATATAATCAATAGAGACGAACACCTTAGTGTATATGACGGACTCAATACCACTAAGAAATTAAAACTATTATCCGAAACAAAAGGTTTGCCCACAGAGTTTCATGATCTTATTTGGCGGAAGAAACAAGAAGCAACATTTGATCTAATTCGTAAATTTGATTTTGATTACAAATTGATCGATATATTTGTTAAACTGAAAAAGCAAGGTTATCTAATTGCAGTGGCCAGTAATAGCATACGTGAAACTGTTAAGTTAAGTTTGCTTAAAATAGGAGTCATGGAATATGTTGATTGCTATGTAAGCAATCAGGATGTTACTTTACCTAAACCGTATCCAGAGATGTACTGGCAATGTATGACCATGTGTAATGCACTGCCCCGCAATACATTGATCATCGAAGACAGTCACATTGGTAGACAAGGTGCATTGGACAGTGGTGGAAACTTACTGGCTGTAGAAGACTCACACGATGTGACCTGGTCAAAAATTAATAATAAATTATCACATATGAACTCACAAACAATTAAAAATAACATTCCTTGGAAAGACAGTAAACTAAATGTTTTGATCCCTATGGCAGGCGCAGGCAGTAGATTTGCACAGATGGGTTACACATTTCCAAAACCACTGATCGAAGTCAACGGCAAGCCCATGATTCAAGTGGTGGTAGAAAATTTAAACATTGAAGCACACTTTATTTTCATTGTACAAAAAGAACACTATGAAAAATATAACCTCAAATATCTGCTCAACTTAATTGCACCGGGCTGTGACATTGTGCAGGTTGAAGGTGTAACTGAAGGTGCAGCCTGTAGCACACTACTGGCCAAAGAATATATCAATACTGATGCTCCATTAGTTATGGCCAACAGTGACCAGTATGTTGAGTGGAACAGTAACGAATGTATGTATGCGTTTACCGCAGATGAGATTGATGGAGGTATCGTTACATTTGAAGCAAGTCATCCCAAATGGAGTTACGCTAAACTAGGTGATGATGGTTTTGTTAGCGAAGTAGCAGAAAAGAAAGTCATCAGTAATGAAGCTACAGTAGGCATATACTATTGGAAGAAAGGTAGTGACTACGTTAAGTATGCAGAAGATATGATTGCAAAAGACATTCGTGTTAACAATGAGTTTTATGTTTGCCCTGTATTCAACCAGGCTATTGAAGCAGGTAAGAAAATTAAAGTTAAGAAAATTCAAAAGATGTGGGGTATAGGCACTCCGGAAGATCTAAATCATTTCTTAGCAAATCATAAAGAAGATTAAAGTATGAGCAAATATATTCTATTTGACATCGGTGCAAATCAGGGTCAAGACAGTTTAGACAGAACACGTAACGACACCTCAGTAGAGACCTGGGCATTTGAACCTATTCCCGAATTGTTTAGTAGAATAGACACTGCAAGAAAAAATGGGTACACATGGCAATTTTATCATCGTGCTGAACCAGCTGGCGTTAGCTACGAAGATCGTTATCATGTATTTCCTTTGGCAATTAGTGACTATGACGGTGAGTCAACATTTTATGTTGCCGATCGTGATCCAGTAGGTGACTGGGGCGCTAGCAGTCTATATCCATTTGTTGACGAAGTAAGTCAGACCTGGCCCGGGCGGCGAGACCTAGTTACCACAAGAACTGTCACAGTCAAAGTTTCTAGATTTGATACGTGGTATAAATCACAGGGCCTGAACTTGGAAAAGATCGATTACTTTCATTGTGATACACAGGGCAGTGACCTACGTGTGCTCAAAGGCATGGGCGACTATGTACGCCTAATTCAAGAAGGTGTTGTGGAATGTGCTCGGGATGAAGCAGGGAAACTCTACAAAGAAAACCACACAGTGGCCGAGATGAAAGATTTCCTTTCTGAACATGGATTTGCTGTGTTTCACGAACAATCAAACGACCAGTGGTCAAATGAACTCAACTTATATTTTAGAAAGAAATGAAACTGATAGCACATCGTGGACTGATCAATGGTCCTAACCGTTCATTAGAAAATCAACCACAGCAGATTAAAAATAGTCTAGCTCTGGGCTACGATTGTGAAATTGACCTATGGGTATTTGACGGCAGACTTTATCTAGGACACGATGGTCCACAGTACAACATTACTAGAGAATTTTTAGATCAACCGGGTCTGTGGATACACGCCAAACACATAGACGCACTTGACTGGTTGTTGGGCAAAGATTTGAATTATTTCTGGCATCAAGAAGATCATTACACACTGACCAGTAAAAACTACATTTGGGCCTATCCAGGATATCCTGTAACTGGGAGAAGTGTACAGGTCATGCCCGAAACTGCGGATCCCACACTGAGTAATCTAGACTGGAAATGTCATGCTATATGCAGTGACTGGATTCTAAAGATTCAAGCCCAGCGCCCGTAATCGCTACGGTAAGCATCTCGTTCAACAGCGCCAAACTTACGCAACACTACTTCATAGCTGTCTTTATTATGGTTAGTCAGTCCCTGTGCTGCTATGTGAAATGCCAACATGGTTTCTGGATGATAGATCAAACCTAGTTTATGATGATACTCAACTATGTACTGAGCTAGATCACAGTAAGTGGACATTGCACTGCTCTGCCCCAGTGCCATCATGTCGTTGGTCTTGTGCCCATAGCCGTGTACTTCATTGCTGGGAGTGATAACAGTTTGAGGATTTTGTTTTAGATATTCTAGACAATGTTCTAGATCCAAGGGTGCAGCCAAGCCTAGATCCGGGCGTGTGCGTATGACCAAATCATAGGACTGACCCGTGGCCTGTTCATGTGCTCGTCGCTGTAGATCACATTCCCTTACGCTGGTATACATGCCCCACATTCGTTCCACGCTGGTTTCCCCTGCTTTGTGGTGTACCCGAGGCGGAGGATAACTGCTTCGATTCTCTATGCTTAGATTAATCAACTGGTGCCCTGCAGGCAGATAGCTGTTCAAGCGACTGTGTGCTGTTTCATATTCCATGTGACGCCAACTGGGCGCTACAACATCTACTCCACGATGTTCTTCACATTGACTGTCCTGCCACAGCCAAACAAACCAGTCCACTGTGGTATAGCCCCGGAGATTTTCCAGAAGCAGATCGAATTCTCTACAGAATCTAGGTTCTCCGGGTAATAACAATGCTACTCTCATGCCCAACTTCCGAAATCGCTAATATATTCTGTTTCACTTATCCGTTGACCCAACTGTCTAATGTCAATGCGGAATCCGGCAGTGCGTATTCCCATCTGCTGAGATTTCAAATAATCTCCCAGTATGGTCTCGGGATGAAATATTTTACCCTGTGCTATATACTGTTCAATCGAATGTAAACAGTCAGCATAACAACTCATGGCAGCACCCCGTCCCACAGCCATAAGATCACTGACTGCATGTCCATAGCCCGCACGAGTATTATCGGGCATGATCACTGCACGATCATCATGCCCTAGGATTTCAGCACAGCGAGCTAGATCCAAGGTATTGTGTAGCATTAGATCGGGACGTATCTTCAGTACTAGGTCATAGGGTTGTCCGGTGCTGTGTTCGTGTGCTTGACGCATTTGATCTGTGCGCCAGTTACCCCAGAACATTTTCCACCCGTTGGCCACGTTGGTAACACCGTCATCACGACCACTGTGAGGGAATGCCAGCTGACTTTGATCCACTAGTTCTAAGTGAGCCAAACGATGCCCACCCTGTAGATTCAGCTGAATACGTTCCTGAGCCCACTCCACTGTGGGATTGAGCCACCCGGGTGCCACCAACTCACTGCCCTGACTGCGCCAATAGTCACTGCGACTTTGGCTGCGTGACCAAACGGACACAAACCAATCAGCAGAATCAAAGCCCACAAGCCTAGATTGAAACACTGTCAATTCCCTGCAGAACCTAGGTTCACCGCTGACTAATATGGCCACCTTCATCGGTCAAGAGCCCAACCCAGCAGCGCGAAGCGCGAAGCGGTAAAAAAGAGATTTTTATACACCTTTATCTACCCACTTAATCACACTAGATCCAGAACAACGTCACGTAGATTCTTACGTGCCACACGAGTCCTTAAATCTGTCGAGATCAAATCCAGTACACTGCCCAGATCATTACCGTTGACCTTAAACGACAGTCCGCCTGCTTCAAGCCACTGTGAACAATTGTCCGGACGATCATCTACTAATATATCCCCCACTGTGCAGTGTTTATGCTTGTCCCACGAATGCGGTCCAAAGTGTACGGGTACGTCGGGAAAATGTAGTTGTGCCCATAACACCTTGTCATAGAATGCCCAGTGTACATCATCTTTGGCGGGCACAGCAGTGAGAAACAGCAAATTCCAACCCAAGATGTCTCTATATTGACGTGCTAGATGTACAAGCTCGCCCACCCTGGGCATAAGTGGTAGATCACGGTAAAAACGTGTTTGAGTCTTGATCAGTTCCCATTCTTCCACAGTGTTGCGATAGTGTGTGAGTGAATCGGGATTGCGCATTGGTCGACCTAAAAAGCTAGAAGCAGCTGATTCCCAATCAGCTACGACTCCGTCCATGTCTAGATAAAAGGTATTTTTAGTCATAAGTTATACTTGTTAGTTATAGATGTAATTGACAGTGTCCGCATTGACTGACAGCACGCCAGCACCATTGCGTAGGTGAAACACACGAGCCATGTCAGTGGGTGGTGATAGAGTGACAAACTGTGTTAGAGTGGGTTGCACAACTCGTAGATGATCACGAGTCTGTAGAATCAACTGCCTCCCAGAACCAGCACTGTAGCTCCATATGGTATAGAACACTGCTATGTGTGGAGTCATCATGTTGGGATGTGTTAGTTCCAGTGTGTTTTTGGGAACTGAATCTTTGTAAACAGCACATACAGCAGCCATGGGCTTACCATAGAGATCTAACAGTACAAATATATTACTGCGTTCACTTACTCTGAATTCAATGGGTATTTCGGGACGCACGGGATCGTCCTTGACTATGGCGCAAAGTGGGTCAGTGAGGGTGGTTATACAGTGTAGCATGAGTGTGCGAGTTTAAAATAATTATATACGTACTTATGCTATAAGTCAAGAATTTCTATATATAGAGGAAAAAATTAGCGCAAAAAATTTTCAAAATCCGAACAGCGTGGGTACCGAAAGTTTTAGCGGCTCAAATTTTTGCCGCGCAGTTAAAAAAGGGGGAAGAGATCTCGGCCCCTGGTGATCTACTCTAACACTGGGGGTGAAAAGTTTGGAGATTTTTTGAGAGAATTTTTGAGAACTTTTGGCATGCTTGCAAGTTAGTGCTTGCTAACATGTGCAAGCACTACCTGACCACCCCACCATGGCCGGCCACCCCCTCAGGCCTGGACCACCTGGTCCTCATCAGCCAGCAAGCCCAACTCCGAATCACCGTAGCAGTCAAAGCCCTCTGCTTCTAACTCAGCAATGGCTTCGTTCATGAGACTCTCTACTACACGAACCTTGTCCACGACCCGTAGTTCTTTGTGGCGTGTAGCCCGCTTAGTACCCTGCTTGTACACTAGCGTATAGTGCTCAGCACAGTAGCTACGGCCCTCTAGTGCGGCGTGTGTACATGTAGGTGTGTGAGCGTGTGCGCCAATGTACTGGCATGTGTGTTGTGTAGTGTTAGTCATTGTTGTCTTTTACTATCTTATCTAGGTCTGCTCGTTGCTGTTCGTTAGCGTGACTGTAGGCAGCAATACCCTGCACCACACCCAGTTCAAAGCCCGCCCTACGGCCGAGGTAATCACTACAGATGAACAGCGCCAGCATACACCAGAACCATTCACTGTAGAAGTCTATACCAGCGGCACTGAGTACTGTGCCCACTAGTGCGTATATGATTACTCGGGTCATGCTCGCTTCATACAGGTAGTCTTGGCCATTGCCTGCCAGTTCTTTGGAAAGCCCTTGCGCAGGTCTGCCAGCTTCAAGACCATACGCAGGCTTAGCTCTCTGAGTTTGTCCTGGTTGGTCTCCACAAAATTGACAATCTCGTCCTTTTGGATCTGACTGAACTCAAAGCGGTCCAGCATGCCTGCATCGTTCACAACCTGCTTGATACGCAAGATCTTCTCTCTGTCGGTGTCCATCTGCAGGTCAATGTAGTGGCAACGGCTTTCCAATGCATCTAAGTGATCTCTCAGTCGCTTGCTCTTAACGTGCTCAAACTTGATGTTGGTGATAAAGATAGCCGCACCTTTGAACTCAAAGCGATCTGGGATACCTTCGGAGCGCAGGAGCCTGCTGTCTGTGTTCCAAGCAATGAAACGGCGCTCACTGGAGTCCAAGGCACCCTTGAGGATGTTCAAGCTGAGGTCTTCCATAAGGATACTGTCGCAGTCATCGAACACAACCACGTTCTTAGCGTCAGAGAACTCATACAGTTTAGCGTACAGTCCCAAGGCACTCATAGCACCTTTGACAATCTCAAACTTGGGTTTCTTCTCAGCCAATGTATCAAACAGGCCGTCCTTTTGCAAAACCTTCTCAACTCCAAAGCTCTTGCCAACACCCGGGGGACCCGATACAATCATAGCACGGACATCACCTGACTTCACAGCCTTGGTCATCTCGTCCAGAATCTCAAAGCGCTCGCCCAGTCGTGCCAGGATCTCTGCGTCTGTTTCCTTAGCCACTTCGTTCTCGCGCTTCTTGATAGCGTCCGTATCGAATTCCAGTACTGTAGTGCCCTTGCTGGGGGCTTTTGCTTTAGTTGCTGCCATGTTGTTTCCTTAGTGTTAAAGATTGTATTATAGCAGGGAATTGCTTCCCCGTCAATGACTAATTAGTCCATTCTTGAACCAGCGTAGACCTTGTCCAAGCCCAACTTAGCCTTGAGCACCTCTGCGTATGCATAGGCACCCGCTTCCAGGATGTCCAAGCTCTGAGCAGCCGCCTTGCCTGGATTCCACAGCTGGAGCGAACCTGTGTAGTCTTTGCGGAAGCCAGCGGCTTGCAGGGCCTTGCCCAACTTGCTGTTGGAGCGTACACCCCACACATTGACCCAAGCAAAGCCACAAGCGCCACGGTCACCGCCCAGTGCGGCATAGGCCTGCTTAACAGCTGAGCGAGCAGCCAGTGCGGCTTCGTTGGTTGCGTCTTGCACGGCGTCCAGGTTAAAGTCTTTAGCGTTCATTTAAAAGCTCCTTAGTGCGTTGTTGATGTATGTATTATAACAAGGTTTTACCAACTTGTCAACTGTTATTTGCTGTTATTTGTGTGGCTTTTAAACAACAGGCCGCAGAGGAAGTTCAATCCCCATGCTTGGAACAGAGTGATGGTCTTCAACCCAAACAGTTCGGGCATCAACCAGTCCCACAGCCACATTGTGGGCAGTGCCATGATCAAACTGAAGGCAACTAGAACTGCAACGGCAGTGATGAAAGCGGCGATGGCTTGCATGGTGTGCTCCTTGTTTACTTGTTCAACTTGTTCAGGCTTTCCAGGTGCTCTGCTTTGGCCAATTCGATGTCGTAGACCATCTTGCACAGGTAGACTATCATACCTACACAGAAGCCTACGCCAATCTGTGCCACTGTGAAGTAGGTGAATGCCACGTTGACTGCGAAGCCTGCTACTAGGGCAATGCCCAGGAGTTTGCCCATGTTGAGCAGTGCGGTTTGTTTTGGAGTCATTTCATTTTCCTTTGGTTTGTTTGGCTTCTTGCTGGGCGATCTTGCCCGAGTAGGCTTTGCCTGCGGTGTGGATCAGACCAGTCTTGGTGTAGGTAATAACACCGCCAGTGCTTGATGGAACTGTTTTTGCTTGCATAGTGCTTCCTTGTTGTTTAAGTATGTATTGTAACATAAAAAAGCCTCAGTGTCAACCTACGAAGTGCCCAGGCGTGTTGCAGGGCCTAGTGGTAGGCTGACTCTTTGGCAACTCTTTAGACCCAGCTGTCCACCATCATAACGGGCTTCTTAAGGGCTCGCTTAACGAAGTCTTCTGGCTCGTCATCGCAACGTACCATAACAAAACCCATGCTCTCTACCAGGTCTGTCTCGCATACTTGGATGTCTACACCTGCGGCCTCTAGTGCCATGTTCATCTTGGTTAGTGCATATTTGACACCTGCTTCAAAGGCAGCGTACTCGCCGTCTGCTGTGTCTTCAAAGTCAAAGTGTTCTTCCATCACTTGGTGATAGTCTTGTCCATCTGCTATGATGAACTTGCCGATCTTGTTCCACTGTGCTCTGCTGTCTACGTCAAAGTGGTCACAAGCTTCGTTCATGTCAAACTGTGCGAAGTTGTCGTAGTTTACTTTAGATTTAGCCATTTGTCGCTCCCTTTTGTGTTAGTGTGTATGTATTATAACTTCAAAGTCTGAACTTGTCAAGAACTTTGTTAGCTTCTTTGAACTGTGGCAATTTAGCCACAGCAGTGTCGATGGTCAACAGGTGTGCCTGCGCCAGCAGTTCTTCTGCGTACAGGCGGTCGTCTTCCGATACTTCTATGTACCATTGTGCCAGCTGACGAGTAGGCATGTTCAACAAGAACATGAGGTTGTTGGTATCGTGTGCGTTCATTAAAATTCTCCCATGATGACGATTGCCAAGCCCATGACGATCACGGGCAAGAGTACTATGGCTAGGTTGATCATTGCTTGCATTAGATCCACTCCTTATAGTCGCCATGTTCTTCGTTGTCGTTGAAGCCTGCGGTGTAGGCCACGATCTCGTTGGGTGTCATGTCCTTGAGAGTGACACGCCCTGAGGCTTTGGTGTCACCTAGGTAGTAGTGGGGATTGTAGTCCCTGCGGTAATAGCTGTCTGCCATGCCGCGATCATAAGGACCACCGTGTCGTGTGTCCATCTCGATGTGTTCTCTAATCATCTTTGCTCCTTAGTGTCTATGTGTGTATTGTAACAGGAATTCAAAGCCCTGTCAACCACTAAGGTCTTTACCAAACCAACTCTTTTGCTGGGTAACGGATGGAACCTTCGTAGTCCAACTGGCTCTGCTCAAACTCTGTAAGGTAGTTATCGGCTACGATGCGGAAGTCTACGATGTGCTCGCGGAAGTGATCGTTGTCGCATTCGATCTGGCTACGCAAGGCCATCACTGCCATAGTAGCATCAGCCATGCCACCTTTGAACTTCTTGATCACATAATCAGAACCGCCCTTGAACTTCCAGTACTGTGGGCACTCTCCTTCACCGTCCCAATCGTGGGCGCCGTAGTTCTCTTGGTACTGTGTGCTGATTAAGAGTTTAGCCATTGTGTGCTCCTTGTTGCGATGTATGTATTATAACATCAAAAAGAAACCCTGTCAAGTGCAGGGTTATTTGGTCCGGCCACCAGGAATCGAACCTGGATTGACTGCTTAGAAGGCAGATGTTCTGTCCATTGAACTATGGCCAGGAATCTTTATCTACAGTGAGTGCGCCAGCCAAAGAACTGACCATAGCCGTTATAGACCGGAGTATGGTAGCATACCGGCTGTGGGGGCAAGGGTTGGTAGATGATCTGCGGTTGTGGTTGGTAGATCACAGGAGGTTGTTGAACGATTACAGGAGGCTGAACAGGCTGTTGTTTAGCCATTGAATTGCCTATGAATCCGCCTAGGATGATACCCAGCAAGACATCCTCTGGACCAGCTGCCTGTGCAGTGCCCAAGGATGCGATCAGTGCGATTGAAGTAAGGATTCGTTTCATAGTTCTATTATACAGTCAATTATTTATCAAGTCAACTCTTTGAAGGTGCGCCCTTTGAGATCCAGCTTGAGCGGTGTTCGGAACTTCTTTACCTGATCTGTACCCGCTGGTATGTAGGCAATGGCTGTGGCACTACGACCGCTGACTCGTTCATTGAAGACGTAGATGTGGTTGGCGCCGTTGCTGTCTGTCCACTGTGTGGTTTCCTGATAGACTTTAATCGATTTGGATGTCATGTATCTTACCCTCGTTGAAGATGTAATAGAGGTTCATTGGACCGTAGTAGACCCAAATGCAATCGTTGCCCCGGGTCATTGTATAGTTTGATATCCCTTTGCGAGCCATGTCCTCTTCGACAAGGATGACCTCTAGTGGGTTCAAGTCTGGATGTATCTTAAGCACGTTTCAGCACTCCGAAGATAGAATTTTGCAGTTCAGCGGCTTCCTCAGTCTCGAGGTAGAAGTCAGTCCGTGGATCCCAGTAGCGGCCTTCCTTAGGATCGTAGTAGGCAACACGACCGTTGGGATAGTGGAAAGGACCTTCAAGTCCATTGCGTGGACCGTATTCCTTATTGTGCTTGAAGACGATGTAGCTCATTGACTGCTCCTTGTTGCGATGTATGTATTATAACGCCGTTTGGATAACCTGTCAACCTGTAGGGTTATTCCATATAGTTGATTGGCGGATCCAGCATGGCCTCCAGCCGAGCAACCTCTTCCTTGGCACTGGCATACATACTCAGCAGCCACTCAACTCGCTCGGCTGGACTACCTTCACGCCAGTCCTTGCTACCCTCGAACAACTCTGTGGGCAGGAGTTCCTGGATGCGTTCAATTTCTGTTTTCATTTCCAACCCCACACCACTGAGTTATACTGCCCACTGCGACGAGCACGGACTTTGGCCTTACGCTCTTGTCGTTGTAGGAATAGCATAGTCCATGCATTTGTTTCTAATCTCATATCAACTCCTTAACGAACAGCCAAACGCTTGAGCATGGCCAGGGTCTCTGGCTTGTTCATCAGACGATCAAAAGCCTCTTGTGGGTTGTAGTACAGGCCAGTCTTGCGATCCTGCACGCTAGCGGCGGCATCTTCTTCACGCTGTCGCACAATGTCGTAGGCCACATCGTCAGCATAGCCTTTTGCAGTCAACTCTGCCATCTGTGCTTCAAACTCTTCTTGACTGTAAAACATGGTGTGCTCCTGTTTGTTGCTGTCTATGTATGTATTATAACACCAAATCAATACCCTGTCAACCAGTCGGGATATAGGTGAACCCCGCGATGCTTCACAGCAGGGCAGGGTTCGGGGGTTGCCTGGGACACTACCCCCAGGACTTCGGAGCGAACTCTCTAATTACGCAAGGCCGAGAGCCATAGCCTTGTAACCTGCGGCAATGATCTTGCGGCTTGGTTGACCCATAACATACTCGGTCACTTCAACACCGTTACCGGCTTTGCGGTTGTTTGCATACACTGCGAAACCGCTTTGACGAATGCGGCTGACTTCAGCTGTGACATTCTTGATACCGAAACGCTTTGCAGCCTGTGCAGGAGTCAATGCCTCGCCTGCTTTCAATGCTGTGAATAGTTTCCCGGCTTTGGTTTCTGGATTAATCGTTTTCATTTTGTCTTCCTTGTTAGATACTGCTGTGCAGTTATTATCTATTATAGAGAAGACTGACTGGTAAATCAAGCACTAATTTTGCCAAATTCACGATCGACATAATGTCCGATCAGTTTACGCTGGATAAGGGTAATCAAATCACCGTGCTGATCCGAAACAATGAATCGAACAGGGCAACGACCCCAAGTACCGGACCTTTGGAACTCTGCAAACCATTTGCGGTGTTGCTTGTTCTCCGGATCGAATGCCGTCCAAGGACGACCAATATAATCTAATCTACTCATAGTGTTCTCTCTGAATACCCCGTTATACATGTTATCGAAGAGGACTTATTGACATTGCCTCTACGCACACTGCAGGGGTTATTCTTAGTAAGGGGCGTCTTCCATGTCAGCCAGCTGGGCAATCACTTGGGCTTTGGTAGGAGTGGGTTTGGATTCTGCCTTCTTAGCAGCCACCTTGGCTTCGATAGCCTTCATAGTAGGCTTGGCCTTTGCAGCTTTGGCAACCTTAGCCTCTTTAGCAGGCACTTCGCTACGCTTGTCGATCTCAGCAGCCAGTGCAGCCAACACATCAGCATTGGTCTTGCCGTTGGTAGTGGCAAAGTCGATCTCCATGAGATAAGCAACAGCGTCCTCTTTGGTCATAGCGTGTTTCAGCTCGATGATATCAATATCGGTATGACCGTTCTTGATCAGCACCTTGGTACGCAGTGCGTCATTGGCAAAACGAACTTTGAATTGGCCATCTTGTTTAGAAACGCCAGCATGGGTAAAAGATTTAGACATAAAATTTCCTTTGTGTTTGTCTGTGTGTACGAACAGCACCGCGCTGTCCATGTATTAATTATAACCTCTTTTGGAGGAACTGTCAACCAAAATATGGCGAATAGACTTCCTCCTCTTGTGGCGTATCAGCAACACTGTTGCCTTCAATCCAACCGTAGACAAGTTCCACGGGGCAATCCAATGTCAGTGCAATCATTCTGGCACTCATGCCATCGATGTACAGTTGCTCAATGTCGTATGCCAGTTCAGCGATCTTGCTCATTCCATTTCCTCCTCTTGCTTCTCTTGTTCAAATGCCAGTTCTAACGGAATCCAATTCTCTTGTGTGCCGTAGTGACGAACATACCACTGAGCCTTGCCTTTCCAGTTCATGCTGAGGATGTAGTCGTACTCCTCGCCGCTGACATTTTTGTAATAGTCCTCAATGTCTTTGTATTTCTCAATCGACAACTCTTCACCGCGTTGTGTGTAGGCACCCTGTTTAGTTTCCTCAACAGAGTCGCACAGGCTTGAGAAACCGCCCAAGTCAATCAAGTCACGCAGTTTGAACGGATCGCTGTAGTGCTTGAGCAAGAGCTGGCCGTTGTGTGCCAGGTAGCCGTCCCAGTGACAGTAGACTTGCTGTACTGTGCCATCTGCAAACTCAAGTGCGATAGTGCTTCGTGTACCCATTGTGTGCTCCAGTGTGTTTGTGTAAGTGTTAATTATAGCAAGGTTTTACCAAACTGTCAACCCCTGCGAAGTACCCAGGCGTGTTGCAGGGTCTAATGGCAGGGGTTGACATTTCAGCAATCAGGGTCAAAGCTTTCCCACTCTTGCGCTTCGTCGGGCTGTCCGTCACGCTGTTCCTGCTCGTACTCCTCTTGCAGCTCCTCGCTCAGCGACATGAAGTCTTCGCAAGTGCTAAACAGCTCTTCAAACGCACGGCGCTCAGTGCGGCTCAGCTCACGCAGGAACTGCGGGCCTTCCTCGTTCATTGCAGTAACGATCTGACGCATGGCCAGCAGGGTGTTCTCATTCATACAGTAACTCATGTTTGGGTAGCTTGACATTCTGTTTCCTTTAGTGTGTTGCGATGTATGTATTATAACAAGGTTTTGCCAACTTGTCAACCCATTGTTGCAGAAACCCTATCCGCTGTAGGGTCATATCGCAGGAACATTTTGGCACTGTCACTGCCGCCTTTGACCTCGTGGACAATGTGATAGCAGAACTCGCTGCCGTTAGTCATGCCTAGGAACTTGACCCCTGTGATAGCATAGCCGCTGATCTTGTTCTCAACGGCAATGGCTTTCATATGCTCGACTGGGATGTCGATCATGTAGCGAACGTTGGCTGCTGTAATCATGCCTGCTCCTTTGCCGACATGTCATCAAACTCAATAAAGGTGCAAATGTCGTCAGCAATACTTTGTATTGCAATATGGGTTTCCCAAGTTACATCGCTGTCCCCTAGTGCCTGTTGCACTAGTGCGTCTGCTTCGTTAAGCATGTCTACTGCTTTGTTGAGTAAAGCACTCTTTTCTGCGTTTGACAACATGTCTGCTCCTGTTTAGTGTAAGTGTATTATAACGCAAAAAGGCACTGCTGTCAACTGCACAGCAATGCCCTTCCACTTTACTCAGTCATTAGTGCAAATGCGTTAAACTTAGCTTCCCACAGTTGCAGGAACTTACCCTCTACGTCTAGCGACACATAGTTGTCCCCTTGCATACCCTGCTCGCTATACTCCACAGCACACAGGCCCTGTGCTACGAGAAACTCGTTAAGCTCTCGCTTAAACTGTTTGTCTGTATAAATGAGACCCATTGTGTTTACGTCCCACGTGTCTGTGTTAAAGTAAACGCACAACTCGCCGAAGCTCTTTTCGTCGTTAATGTAATTAATACGCAGGTCAACAATCTCTACTGCCTTAGCAGTGCGGCTCCAATAGCCCAGACCGTTTGTGTTAAATGTAACTGCTTGCATGTTGCTTCCTTTGCTGTTTAGTGTAAGTGTATTATAACGCAAAAACAGCACAGTGTCAACCAAAGACCCTGTGCTGTGTAGTGTTATAAAATAAACACTGCTACAGTGTCTCCTGCTTGCTTAATGCTTTGTGTTGCGTGTGCGAGCATAGTTTTATATTTGTACATGCTTGCTTTATTTTTTTGTGCTACTGCTAGCGGCACAAATTTTCCTGCAATTAGATAAGTGTTATTGCGTTGCAGTGTGTACATTTTTAACATTTTGGTTCCTGTTTGTTTTAACATGTGTGTATTATAACACTGTTTTGTAAAACGAGCAACCAAAGCCCCTAAGGGCTGTAGGGTTATTCTTGATCCTCTTCAGCGTTCTCTGCTTCCCACTCAGCCATGTTCTCACTGATAGCAAAGTAATCGTCCAGCTCCTCACCGATCATGTCACGCACAGTCTCAGAGGTCTGCCCACCGTACTCAACACAGTAGTCACTACCGTTGTCCCACTTGCCTACGAACTGCATGCCAGGCTCGTAGTAGAAGGCCACTAGATCAAAGCCCAAGTCCATCAACTGCTCATATGCACGGATGGGTGGTGCCCACGCTGAGTCAAAGCCCGCTGTGACAGTGTTAGCATCCTCGATCTCTACATTGCTAGACTCTACATCCCACTTGGTGCCCCAGTTGGCCACATTGAAGTCATACCAAGAACTGTATCCGTACTTGTCGCGGTTGGCCTTTTCAGCATCATTAGTGCCCATCTGAGCCACAGTCTCTAACAGTTCGGCAGGGCAAGGGATGAACTCCTGCAGGAACTTACCTTCCTGGAAAGCCTTAGCGGCTCGTTGGATCATTGCAGGGTCTTCGTGACGCAGGGTAATACCGTTAGCACACCAATTAGGCATCTTAGATCTCCATTTCGTATTCGTAGAACTTAACTTTAGGGTCCAATGCCTTCAACTGCTTTGCCGCAGTCATCAGTTCCTTGTAGCGACGATTGACTTCTGTGCGGCTCAGTTCGCCATCACAGGTCAAGTTCTCCGGACTCAATGCGGCATCGATCATGTCTGCGATACGCTGGCGACCCTTGGCGCTCTGGATCTCGTATTGCTCGCCTTTGAAGAAACTGTTCCAGTGATTCTTCTGCTCGATAAACTTCTCTAGTGCTTTCATCTTTGCTCCTTAGTGTGTAAGTGTGTATTATAGCAAGAAAACAGGGGATTGTCAACTACCCGTTAGTCCGTCTCTAACGTTCGGTGTGCCAAACATTACGCCCTAGTTCCCCGTCAGCAACTCGTGTAAACTTTCGTTTACAACTGCCTTCATGCCCCACAGCAACCTGTCCCCGTCGGAACTCTTCGCTTGCTGTGGGCCCTAACGGACTAGGTAACCCTGTTTATTTCTTACTATGCCTTATTATAGCAAGGTTTTACCAACTTGTCAACCAAATGCTTTGTATAACCCTACAATGCCTATGGCTAATGATACAACGTTGACTACAGCCTGTGGCTTATTTGCCACACGGATAGCCCATGCCAAGAACGCTACAGTGCCCACAGCGAATGCGATAATGTTATAAGGATAGACACTGGGACCTATTGCGTTGAGTACGTGCCCGGCAATGATCGCCACGGCACCTACCCATTGCAGTACTTCATTCTTATTAAACATTAACACCTTCACGATCAACCATGTCGCTCAACTCAGCGAATTTTTGTTTGTACTTGTAGACTTCGCGTTTGGCCTCATGCAGTGCTTCGCCGATGCAGTCCTCTGCGGTGCCGTCTGTCAGTACTTCGCGAGCGTCCTTGTACAGGCACCCTCCCAGGTAGTGCGAACCCATCTCAAGCCCCTCTACCATTACACGTACACGCAACATGAACCAGTCCAAGTTGCCATTGTCGATGTCTTTACACATCTTGCTAACTTCTTCTTCACTATCAAAGTCAAAGCAATCACGTGGGTTCAGGTCTTCGTAGCTCTTGTCTACGATAACAGTAAAGCCATCGCGCTCGTAAGTTGCCAGTTCATCGTAGTATCGCATAGTTGCCTTTCAATAGTGGTGACGTGAGCCGGGATCGCAGAAGTCTGCATTGTCCGGAGTCCATTCTTCTTCCTCTTCGGGCTCTTCTTCCTCGTCCTCTACAAGGTCGTTAGCCAGCATCATCTCATGCACGGAACTCTCGCTGAGCCAGCTGAGGCACATGTCTGCCACAGCACGTGGGTCAAGCAGGCCCTCGTCCATCATCTCAAGCATCTTTGTAGTTGCAGGGCGAATCTTTGCGTACGAATTAAACATATTAGCTCCTTGTTGCGATGTATGTATTATAACAGGTTTTACCAACCCTGTCAACCGAAGGGTTATTCAACGCCCACAGACACATCGACCTCAATATCTGTAACGTCGCCAGCGAGATCGAACTTCAAGCCCGTCACTGCCGCGCCGTAGTTAACTGCCTTGAGACGCTCGCGAATCATGCTTTCAAGATCGCCCATCATGTCGCCAATGAAGTCAGTGGCACTGTCTTTTACGCCTTTCAGCGTCTCATTGACGCTTGCCCGTGTAATGTCGCTGCCGCTCTCGCCGTCCATGATCATCTCAATGAACGCTTCTGTCTGGCTGATCAAGGCCTGCTCTACGATAGCGTTGACCAGTTCCCGTTTAGCCCACAGCACTTCAACGGCTTTGAAAGTCTGCTCACCTGCTTTGTATACCACTGTCATTTGCTTCTCCTGTTGAACAAGTATGTATTATAACACCAAAGTGCAGGGCTGTCAATAACCCTGCACTCTGTAGGGTCAAGCCGTTTCCAGCATGTTAGCAGGCACCCTCCACAAGCCCTGCGGAGTACGCACAGTGACGAACTTGATAGCGATCTTGTCAACTGTGCCAATGAGGGTCACACCGCTCTTTGTACTAGTGAACTTGACTGTGGCACCCAGGCGAAGCGATCGCTTGTTGGTCTCTGTAAGGCGTGCTCGGGCAAACTTCACAGCGTCGATGATGCTGGACAGTTGCTCGTTAGTGAAGTTGCCTGCGAGGATCTCTGCGTTAACTGTTTGAATAGACATTCAATGCTCCTTAGTGTGTAAGTGTATATTATACGGTAAAACCAATAACCTTGTCAACCATCGGGTTTTTACGAGCCACAGACCGCCATGCCCGATTGGCCTTGGCGTATTGCTGGGCGTTTGTAGTAAAGCCCGGGAATCGAGTCCTTGCCCAGATCACGAAGTTCAGTCGTTCAATCTCGTTCTTCATCACATGCTCCAGTAGAGTTCGCTTGAAGGATCGCATGAGCGGGGAGTGTCCGTTGGGATCTGCACATCTACGCCCGTCATTAGGTTCTTGACAGTCTTCATTGTAGGGAAGTACTCAAAGCGGAAGCCCTTGCTTGCAGGGTACAGCCAGTAGAGTCCGTTGCACTCATGTCGCATAGCTTCCGCAGTACGATCTGCCCACACTGTAGTAGAGACCAGACGCTCGCCACTCTTGGTGCGCTTGTCTGCTTTATAAATGTACATGGTGTAGTCTTGTTTCATCATTGCTCCTTAGTGTGTGTCTATTATAACATGGTTTTACCAGTTTGTCAATCCCCACGAACATCTGTGTTCAATGCGGGCTTTACCATACGACGGATCTCAACTTCCCTCTTGTGAGCAGCCGCCTTGCCACGAATGACCTCGTGTACATAGACCTCGATCTCGCTCTTGTCAGCAAGTGTACGCAATTCAGCGCACAAGAGCCAGTTCTTAGTCTCAGTCTTGGCACGATAAAAGTGTTTTGCGGCACGACTCAAAACACTCTTGTTTACAGTGCTTTCAGTCTTAGCTGTGACGCCAATGTAGTTCTTGCCATTCACGACCAGCTCATAGATGATATGATTGCGGTCTACACGCTTCTTACGGGTTACTGTTTGTGTCGTCATGTGTGTATTATAGCAAGGTTTTACCAATCAGTCAACCAAAGACCCTACACGATCTCTGTGTTCAAAATACAACAAGACAGGCACTCCAAAAGATGCTATAATACATACTTAAACAACAAAGGAAGCACATGTCAAAAGTATACACTGCAAACACTGCAAAAGCTAAAATTGTATATAATAAAGAAAAAGAAGTATATACTATTATCTGCGCTTTTAATGTTACAGAAAAAACAGATAAAGGTGCATATAAGTTTCCCACTCGTGCTAAATGCGACTTTGTTAGCGGAGATTTTGTTTGGGAAACTATACAAAAAGATAAACTGCGTATTATCTCTACTGCAAAACAAACTATGCGTACAGATAATATTGAGTTTGTTTAAAAGATAATCCAGATAATCAGTTATTGATTATCTACATAATAGACTATACTGTATATAGTGAGATAATACTCCAATATACCAGTATAGTCATTATATATCCCGTATATACGCAAGTGTCATTATACGGGCCCGCAGACCTTGTTCCTGCTCAATGAGCTAGACTTTGCCGCTTACCACATTCCGGCCGGTCTTTCACTGTATAGTACACAGGTCTAGGACTTCTGCTCATGTACTTGGTCCCCACTCCCATCCGGTAAGCGACTGTGGTTAAGCTCATACACTACCTATACAGTTACGGTTTTCTCTACTGTATGCGTATAGTATAACATCATTAGCTAGTTTGGGCAACTGTGGGGCTGAAAAACCCTGCTAATAACCGGTGTATTTCCAGCATTTCTGTGGCGAAAATGCCACTTTTCCAGCATAAGATGCTGTGGTTTGGCTGTGGATTCACCGTGATTTCTAGGGTGCGGGCTGTGGTGGGGCCATGGTGAAGAGAGGTTATCGTAAAATGGTTTTCACCGTTCTCCCACAATTCTCTTAGGTTCCCCCACCGTGCCCCCAGACCATTACAGCGGGGTATTTGCATATACAGTATCACGCTACTACACTAATCTCTTATAGTGTTACAGCGGGGTATTTGCATGTATGCACTCATAAGAAACCCGCAGAGCCTATTATAGCTACAGCGGGGTTTTTACTTGTATATGTGTATATACGTATATGTTTAGTTTAGAACTTAATCCATGTCCAGTCCATACCGTGTACAGGTGTTAGTCCCACATGACTTCTTGGTATAAAGTATTTGTCCGTGGTGATCTGTAATTGATCCACTAGATTACTATATACGCTGTCAACCATTACTAGACTTTCTGCGCCTTCTATGATCTTTAGCCAGTCGAAGATACTGTCAGTTTCCGCTTTGATATACACTGTTTGCCAGTCGCTGGGTATTATACTGGGATCGAAGTTGGCTGTGTGATCGCTGCCTTCTAGATGTACTACTGCGTATTTTTCATTGGTAATGATCTTGTCATATAGACGTTGTTCTCTTTGTGCATCACGTTGAATACACTCGCTAAGTTTCCACTTGTTTAAGAATGGTACGCCCGCTTTGATGTACTTGTATTGATCAAACTTGGTCTGTTGAAAGTACAGTTCTTCGTGGAATTTATGGCCCGTCAGTGCTTGATACAGGGGGATGATCTCGTCACAATGAAAGTTCTTCAGGGCCTTCATGGGTTGGTCGTAGAAGAAACTGCCCGGGTCTGTTTGTACTGGAATCCATTTGATCCAGGGGACTGTGTGTTCAAAGTGCGAGATGAATTCACTGCATATGGGCCACAGGCAGTCCCAGCCTTGATCGTGGTAAAATTTAGCTATGGGCAGAGCTATCACTATGTCGCCTAGACCTCTTGATTGTACTATGCCCAGTTTGGGTCTACGTGGAGATTTTGCTGTCATATTGTTGATTAAAAGTATTCGCCGCGGGGATGATCCGGGAACCAGCATTCATTGCGTTCCTGTGGTAGATCTCTGCGTAGTTCACAGGCCCAGTCCGCTCCCAGTCCTATGGCCAGACTCAAACCTAGGCTTTGATTGCCCACGAATTGTTCCGCACCCGCAATGACTTCAGCCAACTCCAGTAGGGTCTCTGTGGGATGATAGGGTATGGCCCAGTTGGCAAATTTACAGAACTCTTGGTGCTCTTCGGGTAGACCCACAAACACAGCTCGATCTTCTGCTTGATCACGAATGGCTGTCCAACCTGTTAGACTGTCGGGACTGTTCCAACGAGCGGACCTGTTGACCACTATTTCCGCAATGGGCGTGGGCTTGGGCACGGTGAGCCAGGGTTGATTGCGTAAAATTGTGCGCAGACCCGGCTCTCGGATCTTGAATGCTTCTGCGTAGCAGTCCACATAGTTGCCCGGGTGACCCACGAACAAGGGTCTGAATAGATCCAAATTGTGCGTGATTTCCTCTTTGGGATCCAGTGCATCACAGCGTGTGATGTAGTCCTGGGCCAGGAAAAAGCTCTGCATGAAGTCTAGATCTTTTGGGGTCATGCGACCCTGATGGAATGGGTTTGGGGGGCTACCGTAGTAGTGTTGACCTATCCAGTCAACTTGATTGAGGTGTAGATAAAATTCTCCACCGCCAAAGTGACGCATTATGGGCAGAGCATATATGATGTCGCCCATGGTACCTGAATGTTTGTATCGTTTCATAATGTTAGTATTTAATCTAAGCTGATTTGTCAATGTCGAGATCAAGGATAAATATCACACTATTGTAACATCATTATGACCTATCCACTATATTCCAGTCCATTGACTCTAATCCAGATCGACGACTACAACACCATCTACAACAATGTGGAAGAAATTCTGGGCACGGGCATAGATGGCTATGGGTTGACCTGGCTGAACAGTGTGCCCGTGACCAATCGCAACAGGGTCACAGCCCAGGGTTGGCATAACTTGATTGCTGACATTAATCAAATACATCTTCACGTACTAAACGTCACTACATCAACAGTGGGCCCCACAACAGGCACTACCCTGGTCTCCACAGCCACACATAATGATCTACACTACAGAGCTCTTTGGCTCTTGGACGATGTGCGTCGGTACACTTGCCATCCTAGCCAGTACTTCTCAGATGGTGGTAATACTATAGATCGCACAGGCGCTGTGACCACAAGCCCTTATAGAGGGGGTGTTAGTACCAGTACAACTACATCATGGGTTGGGGAAATCAGCCATGTGGTCACGGCCAGTTGGACTACTAGCCTGCTAGGTCACTATTTCTTTAACACTGGGGGTGAGTTTGTTTGGAGCAGTTTCTACGATGACACCACGGGGGTCAACGATCTAGATCAGGAGTGGGCTGCATTTATACTCTATATACAGGATACCCAGAACTGGAAATATACCAGAACACAGTGGCGCGACACAGCCTGGCCCACTACCAGTACCTACTGGACCAGTGGTACCCTGCAGATCAGCATGGTAGCACAAAAGGACGTTAACACCGGCAAGGGTGTGGAATTTACCATAACCTATACAGATACCACGGCTCCTGGCTTTATCATCACGCCCAAGACCCATTTTGAGAACATCGTACTATAAAAGAGAACAACATATATGGCAGCGGGAAACTTTAAACTATACAACAACAGTGCAAACACCATCACTGTTACCACATTCTCTTTTACAATTGACAACACTAAGATACTGCAACACGCGAATCTCACAGTATTTGGAGAGGGCAGTGACATTACCACAACGCCCATTACCCTGGCTAGTCCGTTGGTGTTGCCCCCACGTACATACAGTTCTGAATTTACCACATTCCATACTTCGGCCACACTGGTCACAGGTGACTATCTCAGTGTTTTAACAGTGTCTGGTCAGTACCCGGACGCTAGTTCAACTACTACATCAGAGACCACAACAGTGCGTATTTCTGGAACATCGCAGCCAGACCCAGAAGTTCCTTACACACCTACAGGTGACGGCGCTGGCGACGGTGGTGTTTCTTGTGCTGACAGCAACAGTAGTAGTTGCTCGGCCAGCGGCAGCGGCAGCGGCAGCGCCGGTGCTTGCGTAGTAGCAACAGCGTTGACTACCGCTGGCACTTGGTCTTTATCTGAAAAAATGGAATTAGTAAAGTGGTGCGAAAATGCTTTACATGATACAATGTTAGGTGAAACATTTCGACGCGGTTATCAGGTTATTGGATCAAAAATCATTCTTCCTTTATTGTTTAAAAACGGAACAAGGTGGACATCTAAATATGTAGAATGGTCATTTACTAATGCTACAAATATGTTACGCGGTAACAGATTTAATAAATTATCTATACCAAATAGTGTTGTTTGGTTAGCGGCAATGACTGTAACTGGTGCTGTTGTAAGTAAAAGATATGCAAGAAAATCGTGGATATCCTTATATAGGAAAAACAAATAAGTCATGGCAAATAATTTTGATACTAATCTAAGAATTACCAGTTCACTCGGATTTAGAATATCTGGTGGCGCTGTTAAAGGCCCAGTTCCAACATTAGAGACACTGAAATATCTATGGGAACCAGTTAAGAGGGCACCTACGGCTGTTACTCAAACAAAGATATTACGAGTAACACCTAATCCCGTTCCTACCTTTGTATTTCCACCAGCTTCGACCAGTACCACAGATCTTGTTTTGCAAAATCCAACTAACTGGGCAGATTTGTTAAAATGGTACAGTACTGCTACACGACAGACTCTTACCCTACATAATGACGGAAATACTCCTTTGACAGTGGGGGACACTGATGGTAATGGTATTAAACGATCTTTTCCTAACGGAGTCTTTCCAATATTTCATACTACCAGTTCCTTTGTTATCCCTCCGGGCGGCAGTCAAAACTTTATTATCTCTTATTATGGAACTGAAGTAGGTCAATATTCTAATTTCTTAAATATTGTTTCTGATTTTGATGCTGTAAACTATAAGATACCTACATTTCAAAATGTAGAACGTACCTTTAGTATGCGTGTAAGTCCCATCACTGCAACTACCACGGCAACACAGCTAGGAGAACAAGTACGTCAAAGTTTTGAAATTATGCCCGTATATGATCTAATTGATCAGCCAGATGTACTATTAGATTTTACTACATCGTTTGGAAACAACAACCCAGGATGGAGCATCGTTGATAAAGCCAACAATACCTTTACTGTAAGATTGCGTGTGCTAGAGCTAAACAACACACCCGGAACCTATACTAACAATGTAACTATTGCATCTGAAGGCGGTGTTGGAATTAACTCTGTAGTCACAGTCACTAACATAGTTAATGTAGCTATTGACCTTTCGAGATTTGAATCCTTGGGTTATTGGGTAAGTCCTGCTGCACCGTATAACAGTGTTATAGGAATGAGTTACGACAAGATTGATCAAGTTAAAGTTCTTACCATAGGTGTAGGTACAGGTGGAGATGGCACAGATTTATATGGTGCTGGTGGTCAAGTCTTTACAGCAACCAGCACATTGGGCTATCTTGCCACAGCTACAGACTATCCGTATAGTGGATGGGCCACTGTATATAGATTCCCGTTATCGTCTACTGGACCTGTACAGCATCTCAGTAGCGCCACAAATAGTGACGGCCTGCCACTGTATAAGGTAAAGAGTACACCAGGATTGGACTACGAAACATCTTTTGGTTTAGAATCTTCTGTAGGATCTATGTTCATTGTCAATGACGACGGCAACGGAAACGTTAATGTTTCATTAAATCAGTTGAGGGACATATCGGATCTTAACAGTGATTTTGATACAACACTAAAAAATCTAACTAGAGCATTCCATTATTATTCGAATGTTGATACTCCGCCTAGGTATTACCAGTTAGACTCCGGCGCTATACTTGATGGAACAGTGACACGTAAATTTATAGGATTTGACAATTCGGGTACAGTACTGACCAGCATTGTGTCGCTGCCTAAGAGTTTCTAAAAGATTCGGAAGCATTCTCTACTAAGATAATTAGTAGTAATGCTTCTAGATCAATACCCCAAAATCAATACAGACTTAGTTAAAGAAATCCCCTGGGAGGGAGATGAGCTTTATTATGACCAACAATTGTACAACTTAGGTGAACGCGACACTGAATTTTTAGTGATAAATCCTTACATAAGACATCCAAGTATCTTGAACTTTGTAAATTATGTTCCTAAAACTAGAAAATGTATAGTCTGGACATATAAAGGCGAATGGACTGCTAAATTATTCAAAAACGGATGGCATCCTTATCATGGATATGAAACTTACGAAATAGAAGTGCTAAACAATTATGTATGGAAAAGAAATCCTGCAATCAGTCATTCTATTACGTTTGATATAAATCCTATAGAAAATCATACACATGAGTGGAGTGATTTGGAGTATAAACTAGTTTGGTATATTGATCCTAGAGTAAATCCCTTAGAAGATAAAGTATGGGCATTCAGTTGTGAAGCAACTAATGTTAAGACTAAAGGCGAAAAAGATATGGGATATGTAATGCCCGATCTAACAGTTACATGGAATCCAGATATACCTAAAATGCAGGTCAACATTGATGAATGCTATCCTGCATTTTGGTCGTTAGACAATGTATCAGTAATTGAATTAGACCCTAATTATAGTCCAGCACCAGCTACATGGATGATTAAATTTGAACCTAAACATAAGAAAAGTAGCAAATGGGAGTGGATGGGTACTGTAAGTCCTGAGTTTAAAATTGAACAAAATCCTAGCCTACCAGAAATGCGTTTTGATTTAGATTACGACATTCCTTGGCACGATCTAGCCTATGAACATATATGGTATCTAGATAAAGAAATAAACGGGGAGAAGGTTTGGGCTTTGAAAATTACTCCCAGTGCAGAGATTGTAGGTGTTAAAGAAATGGGAACAGTTACTCCTCTAATTGCTGCAACTATGGATGTGATCTTTATTAGTTACAATGAACCTAATGCAGAAGAGAACTGGGCTCGTGTATTAGAAAAAGCCCCACACGCTAAACGAGTAAACGGAGTTGAGGGTATATTTGAAGCACACAAGGCCGCCGCCAAATTAGCAATAACAGATATGTTTTTTGTAGTGGACGGTGATGCATATCTCGTAGATGATTGGCAGTTTAATTTCCAGCCTGGAATATTTGATAGAGACTGTACATATGTCTGGCATAGTAAGAATCCTCTAAATGATCTAACATACGGATACGGAGGAGTTAAATTATTTCCACGAAAATCTTTAACCAGAGCCAGAAAATGGAATACATTGGACCTATCTACAACAATAACATCTAAATTAAAAGTAATCGAAACAGTTAGTAATATTACTGCATTCAATACAGATGAATATTCTACCTGGCGCAGTGCATTCAGAGAAGTAGTTAAACTATGCGAGACAATTAAACGAGATACTAATGATACAGATGCTATACATAGGCTAGATACATGGAAGACGGTAGGGTTAGATAAACCATTTGGCAATTATGCAATTGCCGGAGCTAACGCCGCTGTTGCTTTCTTTGATAGGAACTATGATACACCGCAATTGCGACAAATAAATAATGGAGAATGGTTATACACAATGTTTAAAAATGAGAAGCCTTCAGTCTTTAATTATAAACCTATTAAGATTGTCAAACAAGAAGAGATTGTAGTTGATCCTACAGTATACACAAGATTAGAACACTCAAATCCAGACCACGCAGACTGGTTTGTAGTCAACTGGTGCCTTGGCAATACCTGCAACTTTAGTTGTAGCTACTGCCCGATAGATCTTCACGATGCATCTATCCCCTGGCCTGACTTAGATGTTATAAAGAACTTCATTATGAAGATCAAGCAGGCACATCCTAGTAAGAAGATATACTTTGAATTTACAGGCGGTGAAGTTACACTATACAAACACTTTGTTGAACTGTGTCAGTTTTGTACAGAACACGGTGTTAAAGTTGGATTGATTAGTAACGGCAGTCGTACATTGCGTTACTGGGAAGAAAATAAACAATACTTTGATCATGTATGTCTAAGTTTTCATCCAGAAGAGGCTGATGAAAAGCATTTTATTGAAGTTGTTAAAATTTTAAACAACGATGTACGCACTCATGTCAACATTATGATGAGCCCCGAGAAGTTTGACTTTTGCTATGCCGTGGCGAATAAGGTTAAGAACTTAGGTAATATATCAATGGCATTGCAACCACTGATACATGACTTTGGTGACACTTTATACGACTATAACGAATTTCAAAAGAAGATATTTGATAAACAACACGAGTTAATTGTCAAACATATCAAATACACGAAAACGTTTGATTACTATCGAGGCGCAATGGTTAAACTCTTTCCAGACGGCAACAAACAAGTATCGAGCGCACAGCGTTTTGTCAGTGACAAAACAAATGACTGGTCTGGTTGGAAATGTTACGCAGGAGTTGAACAATTAATTGTTGATAAAGACGGTAGTGTTCATAGAGGTTGGTGCAAAGAAGGCGGCATGATTGGGCGTATTACAGACCCTGAATTAAACTTATCGATTGGGCCCGTGGTATGCGGTAGTACAATGTGCCATTGCAATTTTGATATTATGTGTACTAAAGAAAAATGAAATATTGTATTGTTGCTGGGCCTCGAAGTGGTAGTACTTGGTTAGAATTTATATTGATAGAGCATTTAAAGTCTATCAATATACATCCAACTCGCCTAGGCGAATTTCTTCAACCAGTAGTTGCTAAAAATGAACAGTTTACATTATCTGCTGATAACAATATTGTGTATGGAAAAAGACAATGGACAACAGATCAAGAAACATTTGATGGTAGATTATCGATGATACTACACAGTAATCATTATCAATCATTAACTATGCGACTATTTCCACAAAATTATTTTTTTAATTTTATAGATTATATAGATGTTGCTAAAAAACTAAAATCTTATAATTTTAAATTTCTTTCTTTACATAGAAATGTATTTTCAAGAGCACTAAGTTGGGCTGTAATGGAGCATACCTCTATCATACACTTGTTTAATGTAAATAATACTCAATATCATACTACCTTTCAAGGTAAGAAAGAGAAAACTAGTATTGAGCCATTTTATGTATGCCCAATAAACTTTACAAGAATATTGCTAATGGCAGTTCAAGACGATATTAGTAGAAGGATAATTAATGAGGTAGTCGACGCTGTTGAAGTAGACTATGACAGTTTAGAACAAGATATTCAACAACTTAAAATTACTGTACTTCCTACACAGATATACCCGGTACATGAACTGCCTTATGAATCACTTATTACGAATTATAACCAGTTACTGGACATTTATTACAAACTAAAGAATACTATATGAAAACAATACCAATAATTCCCGAAGCTCCGACTAGAGGTAATCCAATGGATACCATGTGCGAGTTTAAATGGAACTATCCTATATTTCAAATTGACCGAGGCGAATTTAGAAGTTGCTGTCGTACCCCGTCAGTGCCTATCCCCGAATCACTTCTAGAAGAGAAAGGTATTAATGCATTTCTCAATAACGATCATCTTGTTAGAAGCAGATTAGACCTAATCCAGGGAGTGCGACATTCTGATTGTCAGAGTTGCTGGAATCTTGAAGATAGAGGCATGAAAAGTCCGAGAGAGCCTGAGAACTTTTGGAATTTTTTAAAAAGAGAACAAGTTATTCCTCGAGATATGGAATATACAGAAGAGAATGTTAGAACAGAATTGGGGAAAATTAATTCACTAGACCATCCTTTTCTAAAAGCTAAAACTCCTTATATGATGGAAATTAGTTTAGGAAATACATGTGATTTAAAATGTATGTATTGTAATCATCATTATTCAACACAGTGGGCAACTGAACTGATCAAGTTAGGAGAACTCACTCAAGAACAGTATGATAGAGAGTTTCCTAAATCTTCATCTAGTTTTGAAGAAAAGTATTGGGAATGGTTTGACAAGGTAGGCTGCTGGCATATACATCGTGTTAATATGATTGGGGGAGAACCACTTATCATTCCTGAATTTTATGAATATGTGGAACGTATGGCAAATCGTATTACTAGAATTATGCCTATCAAGAAGTTAAGACCAACTCTGTGTATTGTGACAAACCTCAACACTCCAGCAAATTATTTTAATAGGTTCATTGAAAGACTTCCAAAGATTATTGAAGCATTTGATCTAGAAATATTAATTAGTATGGAATCATTAAATGATAGAGCGGAGTATATTCGAAACGGTATTACATGGAATCGATTTAATTCAAATGTAAATAAATTATTATCAATTACTACCACTAAATTCCAAGTTGGATTCTTAATGTCAGTTAGTGCATTGAGTATTGCTACAACAAAAGATTTTATTGAATATGCAACTAACTTGTCAGATCAATACAGCAGGCCAATAGGACTAAAGCAGAACATTATTAATTTCCCCTCGTGGCAAAATCCAATGATATTACCTCCAGAGTTTTCCAAGTATCTAAGTGATACTATTGAATACATGGAGCAACATGTATCGAGGATGCCAAACGTTACTGACTTCTTTGGACGATATGATCAATACATGATATTTTTAAAGAGCTTGACAGAAAGTATGAAAAACAATACAGGTGATTACACGGCAGACAGGAAGAAGTTCTATGAATGGTATAATACATTTGATCAACATCGAAATCTCAATCTCCTTAATACTTTTCCCGAGTATGCAGACTTTTATGAAATGTGTAAAGGATTATAATGTCTAGAAAATGTCTTTTTCCTTTTACCAATCTTGTTGTTAATCCTAATGGAACCGCAACACCTTGCTGTAAGTATAACATCAATAAAACAGATGAGGATATAGAAAAGCAAACACTCTATGATAAAAACATAAAGGAATTATTCTTTCAGCCAGCAATGGAAGATATCAGGAAACAATTTAATAACAATATTGAGCCCACAGCGTGCCAAATATGTTGGGACGAAGAAGCAGTGGGAATTACTTCATTACGACAACACAGAGATAACATTGCAAAATGGCACAACACTCATAAATCAAAATATATAGGAAGATTTGATGATCCTAAAATTGTTACTATTGATTTTAAATTTAGCAGTTTATGCAATCTAAAATGTAGAATCTGCGGACCTTATTGCAGTTCTAAATGGCTTGAAGAATCTCAGGAGACGGGCGAATTTCATGAGCACACTATAAAGATATTTGCAAAGTATGCAGATAGAAAATTTATTGATAATGAAATTAATTTTGAAATATTTAAAGAACTGATCCCAGATCTACACATAATTGAGTTTTATGGCGGCGAACCCTTAATGCAGCCCGAACATGAAAAAATTATGAATATATTGAGAGAATACCCGCTTGTTGAACGGTATAAGTTTGATCTATTATATAATTCCAACGGAACTATATATGATCAAAGTGTAGTAGATACTTGGAAGAAAGTCGGCCTTGTAGAATTCAATATTAGTGTCGATGACATTGGCCCTAGATTTGAGTATCAGCGGTATCCTGCAAAATGGGATCAAGTATTAGAAAATATATTAAAATATAAGACTAATTGCGGAAACAATGTTAAGATGAATATATATGTTACTGTTAGCCTTTACAATATATTTTACATTGACGAGCTAATCAAGTTTAATGCAGAAAATCTTAAGTTGCCTTTAAGATTTAATCTGTTACATTTTCCCGACAAAATGTCTATTAAAAATCTTCCGTTGGATATTAAGAATATTATCAAAAGTAAAATAGATATTATTCCAGATGAACACAGGCAATATATTGACAAACTATTTGGGATAGATGCGGTTATAAACTTTATGACGAGCACTGAAAAATCGGATGAGGATTATAATGAGTTTATAAAGACAACTCTCCTGCACGATGACTATAGAAGCCAGTCGTTTGAAGAAACATTTCTTGAATATTGGATATTATTGAATGAAACCAATTAACTTTGCATACGACGGCACCGTTGGAAATCAACTTACGTGGCATTGGCACGTTAATACCTACGACAATAAGTTTTATCCCATTAATGGATTATTTGAAGAATGTTATTACGATTATCATGCACCATTACAGACAGTATTTGAAAAGAACGGATATCAAACAAATACGCTTACAGTTAAAGATGCATTAAAAGGAACCGAGAAGTTTGTTTACGTTTTAACATTTAGATATCTGCGCAATACAATATTAAACGACCCTAGTTTTAATTTCTTTAAACATATTCCTATCGGTATCATTGATGCAGTTAATGCAGGACAATGTATTTTAATTTTAAATGATTCTCACGAAAGTGCGTTATATACTCCGGATTTCCACGAAACACTTTTTAAAAATTTATGTGACGCGAGAATCGAGATTAGTAATATTATTTTACTAACTGGTAATCATATTAACAATACAGCAGATTCAAAAGTACCATTAATATTTTGGCAATTCTTTGAAACGGCTGTTAGGCTTGCTACTGAGGATATGAATATCGATATATCTAATAAGTTTAATAATCTTGCTTTACTTAGGAAGTTTTTGTGTCTTAATAGAATTCCTAGAGAGACTCGATATTATTTTATGTACAAAATATACGAAAAAAACTTAATAAATCATTTTCGTGCTAGTCTTGACAAAGTTAATAATGTAGAAGATATTGTAAGTTATAATAACAATCTGTTCATAGATCAAATAAAAGATGAACCGATGTTTAAACAAATGTTAACAACGCTGCCGTGGGTAATTGATTCTACTAATTTTAAAATGAACCATTGGGATACAAACAGGAACGATTTTTCATATAATAATTTAATTTTTATAGTCACTGAAACACTATTCCAGGGTGATATTAACAATATATTTTTAACGGAAAAAACGTTTAAACCTATCTCACTAAAAATGCCATTCATTGTAATAGGACAACCATTAACCTTACGGCGTTTGCGAGAATCAGGATATAAGACTTTTAGTCATTTATGGGACGAAAGTTATGATGAGACATTCGATCCAGTTCAGCGGATGGAAAAGATATGTAATGTTGTTGAACATCTATCAACTATGTCCACAGCAGATTTGGCAGATATAGTTAAACAAAGTTTTGACATACTAGAACATAACAGTAAATTATTAAAATCTAGAAGACCGGAATTCCAGATTATGGAATGCATTAAGGGAAAACTATGAAAGTTGCAATGATAGGATGTGGTAAGTTAGGTCTACCATGTGCAGAAGTAATGAGTCAGCATTATGATGTTGTGGGATATGACGTAGTTAAAGACCCTGCTGCACAAATACCCTTACTTGATACAATAAAAGATGCGGTAGAACATAGAGATTTAATCTTTGTTGCAGTACCTACGCCTCATGATCCGGTGTATGGCGGTAGTAAACCTATTGCTAGCCTACCATCAAAAGATTTCGATTATAGCATTGTTCAGCAAGTACTTACCGAGATTAACAAACATGTTAACAAGACACAATTAGTTGTCCTTATCAGCACAGTGTTACCGGGAACAGTTAGAGTACATTTGGAACCATGCATTACCAATGCTAGATTCATATATAATCCGTATCTTATTGCTATGGGCTCAGTTAAATGGGACATGGTCAATCCAGAATGCCTTATCATCGGAACAGCAGACGGATCACATACAGGCGATGCACAGGTACTAATTGATTTTTATAGGCCTGTTATGGAGAACACTCCTCAGATCAATGTAGGTACCTGGGACGAAGCAGAAGCAATTAAGATTTTTTATAACACATTTATCAGCGCTAAAATTGGACTAGTTAACATGATCCAAGATGTTGCTGAGAAGAATGGAAATATCAATGTTGATGTTGTGACAGATGCACTTAAGGCAGCAACACAGCGCATTACAGGACCTCGTTATCTAACGGCAGGTATGGGAGATGCAGGCGCATGTCATCCACGTGACAATATTGCTCTAAGATATCTAGCAGAGAGACTAGATCTAGGCTATGATTTGTTTCATGCAATTATGCACAGTCGAGATCAACAAGCAAAAAATATGGCTCTTAAATTAGTTGCACTGTCAAAAGAACACAATTTACCAGTTGTTATTCATGGTCGTGCGTACAAACCGTATGTCGAATACACTATCGGTAGCTACAGTGAACTAGTTGGACACTTTGTAGAAACGGAGGGAGTTAATGTTTCCTACGCAGATCCTCTTACGGGAGACACTTGGGCAGGCTGTGCGGTAATTCTAATGGCCCATAATCCAGCCGTTACCTATGCAGGTACTGGCGTAGAAATACAACCAAGTCAATTCTACTTTAATATCGAAAGCGGTAGTGTTATACTAGATCCGTGGAGGTCTATTAAAGATATTGTAGGATCCGAAGTTATACATTACGGAAATACAAGGATTAAAAAATGATTGATTACTCACGCATACATGCAATTCCGGAAATAGATTCGTTACTAGAAATTGCAAAATTATTGCCACTTAATCCTGTTATAGTAGAAATAGGAACATACTTAGGCGGAACAACTGTACAACTGGCCGAAACAAGACTTGATGCAAGTATCACAACAATTGACTGCTGCAATCATGGAGACAACTGGAATGAACCATACGGTGAATATGTACAAACCTATGTAGTAGAACAAGTACTACACGATAAAATATCTAAACAGCATTTATTAAACAATATTAATAGATTTAATAATATTACATTTATTGAAGGATATAGCCCTGCATGTGTAACGGATTGGAGCACAGAAATTGATCTATACTTCGAAGA